AAGTAATGACCGGAATTTTCACCAAGATCAAACAGAACCACTTCAGCTTGACCTTCATCAAAGCTAAACTTGCTATTTGTAGCTTCTGCACCATTATTTACTACTGTTTCTACTGTCATTTTAACCTCCAAAGGTTTTAAGGTATAAAGACGACTGTTATTAGCCGTCCACTCCCTGATATAGGGAAGATGCTTATAAAAGCACCCGATATGCGAAGCACGGTTTTGATTTTGATTTAAGGTGTGGCACTATCAGTTAGCTCAGGAGTCTATCTTTTAGTAAAAGGAAGGTAGACGTACCCCTAAAGGAGTACGCCTATTGGATGGGCATCTAGCGAAGTTCAGGATCTAAATGGGCTGGATGAACGATGTTGCCTTCATCGTCCGTGAGTGGTTGGGAATCATAAGCATCGTCCATTGCCATAGTAACTTCAATACGATCAATACGTTTGATTAGGTCACAGACCTTGTACCAGAAGTACGTTGCAGCTACTGCACCGGATGATACTATTAAACAGAATGTTGCTTGTGACATTGTTTTAGCTCCTCTTTTAATTGTTTAATGGTTTCTTTCAAGCCTAATTCTTTTTCTAATCTTAGTTGTTTGATAGTTTCTTCATCCTTTCTAACCTCTCCTATCCCAAAGGTAATTGCTGAGATAAGACAGGCTATTGGAATGATCCAAATGAATATCAATTCAAGTAATGTCATGATCGGTCTCCTTTCTCCTTGAGGTAATGCGAGTATTTTATCTCAGGAACGAGCTCTACAATTCTATCGACTAAGTCCTGACGACTGCGTTTAAGCGATTCAGTCTCAGCCATTAATAGTTTATTCTCAGCTTTAACTGCATCTAGCTCAGCCCTGAGTTTAGTTAATAACCGTCCCCTTAATGCATGCTGTTTCTTAAGGGTTGTCCATTGTGGTACATGGTTATCTTGCCAATGTCTATTATCTGGGGTACAATTATCATCTAAATGGTCATCCTGTCCGTATAAAAGCATTATATTATCTCCTGATATTAGGTTTTAGGTTATAGAGGTCAAAAGACCTACCGCCATTTTAGTTTCACGGGTTGGACCGCTAGCCCACAGAGAGTTCATCTTAATAATACTGGAACGACTACTTATTAAGCGTACAAAGGGTGCCTCTTTCTCCTTGGGCAACCTATCGGATTCTAGGTTGCTTGCATCTTGCTTATGCGATGCCATAGGTGTTCGGTGCAGAGATACCGTTCACCGCTTTAACTGACATTTGAGTTACAATTTATGCATTGTTCTATCTCCTATTAGAGTAGTTGAGCAGTTTTACGCATGCTCAGGCGTTGTGATAACCCTACGACTAGGGTAAATAAACGGTGGTTATCGTGCCGTCCAATAAGCGAAGCAAGGTGTTGGGTTAGAATATAGCCATGCATATCCAACCAACAGCTCCAGCTAATCCAAATAGCATGACTGATCCAGCGATATCCATGATTGTTATACGTTTACAATAACGTGCGTATCTCCTACGCACATTTGGATTAGATAATGATCTTTGATAATGATTAAATGTAGCCACGAGATACCTCCGTTATATAAGTATTAATATTAATATGCAGAGCAGCGTTTGGGTCGTCCCTTAACTAGACGATACTATACAAGCTCTAGCCCAAGACACTGCCCTGCATATTTGATTAGGCAGCCAGTAAACTACCTATTGTATGTCCGTAAGATCGGACACAATCTTCTTGCAGGTCAAAGATTCTTGCCTGCACATCGTTCAGTTGATCAATTACTATTGCCTCTTGCTTTTCATTAGCAAGAATATAAGGCTCATTCAATAATTGAACTAAACGTGCTTCTTCAGCAATCAGTTGTGCGTAATCCATTTCAATCTCCTAAAATGGAGTTCTCTTATGTATGCGACCGTCTCACAGACAATTGTGAAGGTGATAACAGCAGCCCTCAACTAGACATACAGTGGTAGCAAATCACGACATATGCTAGCTCTGGTCCAAGATCAGCCGATACACAAGAGAACACTGAATATTAAGTGATGTTCATTCACCACCTACTATGCGAAGCTTGGTGTTTTTTGATGAAATGTATGAATAGAGTACTTGTATGATCTTCCTTGGTACTATCTTCCCTTGTGTATTTGATTTAGATTTGTGTTTCTTTTTACTTAAATAAAAAGGTTAAGCCCTTCCCGATGTTCTGGGAAGGGCTAAGAGCCTATCGACGCGTTTCAGCGCGGATTTTGTCGTAGAATGCCTGGGCTTTAACAGGGTCTACAGCGTTATCAATTAACAGCTGAACTTTGTCCTGGTTTTTCAAGCCAGAACTTAAGCGTACTGTTAGTGAGTCATCTTCGCACGTAGCTACCAGATTGAAGACGGTATTGCCAGAAGAGATGCCAGTACGCATGATACTGTTGAGCATCTCACCAGTTGTTTCTACTACGGATATATCGTTTTGATCTTTCATTTTAAATCTCCTTAACTATAGTTGTTGGCACATGCCTGATAAGCGAAGCCCGGTTCTCATGTGTAAAAGAATCCTTTTTCTTTTTGAGGGCGGGGGTAGTTTCCCGCCCTCCTGACTCTGTCAGTTAGTACTGCACTTACACCTAGAAATAATATTTTTCACGCGGGCTATAGAAAATTGAAATGGGGTAAGAGCGAACGGAGCTGGGCGCAGCCCAAGTGGAGTGAAGCTCATCTATATATGTATAAGTAAGGTAGATTTATTGTTATGGGGGAAATAAAGGTCGAGGCCTAAGGGCTCCTTTAGGAGTCCGAAGGTCGGAGACCTGTTCTTCTCTTTCTTAGTGGTCTGTAACAGATTTAGATACAATAAGTTACAAGATCTACAATCGCATATATGCTATTAAGATGGCTAGTTTAATCGCATATTTACTATTAGGATGATTTTAATGTTGCATTATGCAAGAAATAGGTATATTAATGTGGTGTTTTGCTAATTAATACTTAAAGGAGTAGTTATGGCTAAATGGATTATAGCACTCGGAATTACAGCATATGTAGCTTGGTATTTTTTTAGCTACGATGCTGGGGTAGTGAACATGGGAATCTGGAAGGAGTAGATCTATTTATGTATCAAGTTAAAATATTTGATGGGAAAGGGAATCTACTAAGGATTGTTCAGCCGGAGTTTGATGCTGACGCTAAACCTAATAGAAGGTTTGTGGCCCATCCGTGTCCTACCTGTAAGGTGAAGACTTCAAATAAAAAATATTGCAATATTTGTATAGGTAAACGAGGAACGAAGAATGTTTAATAAACTGCAGCTAACCTCGCATGCAGCTTTGCATGTAGCTAAGGCTAATTTGCCGAATACAGCCGGGCTGGTTCTATTGAAGTTAATGTATCAGATCAATCGAAATAATATTATTGAGGGGACTCCGGAGAGTATTTCTAAACTGGCTGGAGGGAACCTCCATATATTTAATCGAGGGCTAAGAACGTTGAAACAATTAGATTTTATTAGGAAGTACACGAAGAAAGAGTATATGCTTAACCCAGATATATTGTTTAATGGGACGGATAAACAATACTATGTTGTTAAACATATGTGGGATACCCAAACAACTAAGGGTATCAGAGAGGTCAATCATGAGAGGTCGGCCCAGGAGAACAGTACCGAGTGACAGGGATGCACATGTTTTAGAAGCGGTAAGAGAAGGTAACCGTAAAGCACATGTTGCTAAGGTCTATGGTTTATCTAGGCAGTATGTATCTGAGATAACGGAAAGATGGCCGGAGCTTGCTGTGCGCGAGAAACCTATTGCTCCTTATAAGTCAAAAAAATGAAATACTTGTTATTTGTATTAATGCTAAATGGATGTACAATAGCTACTAATGTCGGTGTTGGTATATTAACTAACACATTAGGTGATGTAATAGGCGACTATATTAACGATGAAATCGATGAAGCTGAGGAAGAAGAAAAGGTAGATGAGTAAATATATTAATTTAGAGACTAGTTGGGAGTGGAGTGGAAGTACTACAGCATGCGCACTACTGCTGCCTCTAACGTTAATGTGCAATAAAGATAATGAAATCAACAAGAAGGACTTTACAGATAAACTTGTTGATTGGATTAAAGACTCTAGAACTTGGAATAAGTACTGGAATGAGCTAGAAGAAGCCGGAATTATAGTGCAACTCAATGAGGATACTTGGATGATGTCACCTCACGAGTGTTACTCTCCGGACGCTAATCATAATGTTTTACTTCAGAAATGGGATGAGGTCTGTCATGCAACTAAGTAACTTACCTGATGTAGCAACACAGGTTTCAAATACTGAAAATAGCGATAACTTAACTAAAGATATGCTAGCAGGTGCATTGCCTGATAAACGTTTTAGGAAGCACTTAACTGATAATGTCGTTGATATTATTAATGCTGAACCTGATAGTGAATTAAGAAGAGTATTTAGGGACAATACATTAAGCTTCGCTAATGTTCTTTCTGGCGGTAGATTTAGTTTAACAGCCTATGTTAATGCAGTTAAATTTGTGAGTCTTAAATTACTAGGAGATACAACATCAACAGCTTATAGCAAAGTATTCCCGGATAGGTATCAAGGTTTGGTAGACAAGGGCACTTCAACTTCGCAAATAGCTTCCTTTGCTCAAAATTATGCTAATTCGCAGTTGATCACTAAAATTTTTGAGCAAACTATGGTACCTACCCATATACTTAATGCTCATGTCTACCAGGAAGCTATTAACGTGCAGGCAGACTTAATGCATACAGCTAAGTCTGAGATGGTTAGACAGAAGGCAGCTGAGACTTTGATTACAAACTTAGCTGCCCCTGCTATTTCTAAAGTAGAATTAGAAGTTAATTATAATAATGACGTTGTTGAAGACTTGCGCGCAACAACGAAAGCACTAGCACAACAGCAATTAAAGATGATTATGAATGGACAGTCTAGTGCTAAAGAAATAGCGCATAGTGAAATTATCGCAGCTAAGGTTGAGACAGATGTAATAGACATTGAACCTGACAATGAGCAAAAATCTGCTTGAAGAAACATGTGAAAACTGTGTGTGGTGGGAAGGCGATAGTAGTGGTCAACAAGGCAGGTGCAGCAAGCAGGAAGACCAACTCACCAATAGAACAGATGATTGTGTCGTTGATTATTTAGCTAGGGATGTTCCTTATGAGTTTGATTAAAAAAACAGTCGATGATTGGTTAAATGATATCGACTATGACGATGACCCCTCCTATGTACCTAGTGAATTTGCCTTAGAATTTGTTTCGTTTATTAAATTAGTTAATGGCGAAAAAGGCGAAGAAAATAAAACCCCTGTTATTCATTACCAGATGATCGACAAAATCGCGGGTAAAACCCAGAACACCGCTAACATGTGCGCGCGCGGCCTTGCTAAGACTACTATATTTGCAGAATATTTATTTTTGTATATAGCTGTGTATGGGTCCATCCCTGGGTTTGGCAATGTAGATTACGCTTTGTATGTTTCTGACAGTATCGAAAATGGTGTTAAGAAGATGCGACTGCGTATGGAAAGACGCTGTGAAAATAGCGCCTTTCTAAAAACATATATTAAGACATCGAGATTTACAGATATTCGTTGGTACTTTAAAAATGCTTCTGGAAAGGAATTTGTTGTTACAGGACATGGTGCTAAAACAGGGGTTCGTGGAACAGTTGAACTGAATACGAGACCTCAACTTGCTGTACTGGACGATCTACTCGGTGATGAAGATGCTCGGTCCGCTACGATTATTGAAAATGTTGAGAACACAGTCTACTCGGCTATTGATTATGCGTTACATCCGAATAAGAGGAAAGTTATTTGGAGTGGAACTCCGTTTAACTCTAAAGACCCTTTATACAAAGCTATTGAATCTGGTGTCTGGCACGTAAATGTTTACCCTGTATGTGAAAGTTTTCCGTGTACAAAAGAAGATTTTAAAGGGGCCTGGGAAGATCGATTTAGTTATGAATATGTTAGTAATCAATATTTTAAATCAAAAGGTGCTGGTAAATTAGACTCGTTTAACCAAGAGTTAATGTTGCGTATTACGAGTGAAGAAGAGCGTCTCGTTAATGATGCAGACCTCATTTGGTATAAACGTAATAATGTTTTACAAAACAAAGGCGCTTATAACTTTTATGTAACTACTGATTTTGCTACATCTGATCGAGAACATGCTGATTTTAGTGTAATTAACGTATGGGCCTACAATAATAATGCAGATTGGATGTGGGTAGATGGATTTTGTAAACGAGCCTTGATGAATGAAACGATAGATAATTTATTTCGTTTAGTTCAAATGTACAGCCCCCAGGAAGTCGGCATAGAGACTACCGGGCAGCAGGGTGGGTTTATTAGTTGGATACAAAATGAAATGGGCCTTCGTAATAATTATTTTACATTGTCTAAAGGCAAGAATAGCAACACGATTGGTATCCGGCCTACTAAAGATAAGATGTCTCGATTTCAACAAAATGCAATACCCTTATTTAAATCTAAAAAAATATGGCTACCTGAAGAATTAAAAGACAGTGAGGAACTTACAGAGTTGCTCTTTGAGTTGTCACTTGCTACTCTAAAAGGGTTTAAAAGTAAACATGATGATCAGATCGATACGATTACTATGCTTGCTGAATTAAATGCATGGAAGCCAAGTGAAGTTTCCATACAGGATGAAGATACCTCAGAAGAATTAGAAAATTCTAATATGTGGGGAGATTCAACTACTAAAAAAATAGGTGATAGTTCTTATTTTGTATAGAGGTTAAATATGAAAATTTCTGAATATGTTGATTATTTAATAACAGGTGAGTGCAGTAAACTAGCTATTGCTAGTGTAGGTGACATGTCCGCAAACCCAAGCCCAGTGCCTACGGCAGTTCAGATAGTTAATCAAAATAAATTTATTAATTATATAAATTTAGCTAACTTAGCTCTGCATAAACGATTTCATCTATTGGTAAAAGATTACGAAATGGACCAACCGGTAGATAAAGAAGAATACGCATTGCCTTCAGATTTTTTAGTTCCAATTCATGCTTACTATACTAGTGATTATGTTAAAGTTCATATTAGTGATGACTCAGTTAAATTAGTTCAAAAAGTAGATCAGCATGTAGCAATTTTATTACCAGAACCTTTTAAAGCAACTATTAAAGGTACTGATTCAGAAACTCCAAAACGTAGTCAAATTATTTTAAAGTATGCAGCTGCTCCTAAAAGAGCTTCTAAAATCTATACTGATTTGAAAATTAACGAGGTATACACGGAAGCATTGCTAAATTATGCTGCATATAAAGCTCATAGTGCTATTAGTGGGGGTATGCAGGATGAAAATAATACCTATTACATGCGCTATGAAGCATCATGTAAACAACTTATTAATTCTGGTATGTGGGGTAATAATCAAATCGAAATTAATACAAAATTAGAAGATAATGGATTTGTTTAAAGGAGATATAAATGGCTAGTAAAAGTAGATTTTCTAAGGAAATAGATATATCAGATAAAGCTAGAAGAAAAAGATTAGAAGACAAAACCAAAGGCAAAAAAACATATGCATCACCGACAACTAGAGAACGTGCTACGAATACGTTTGTATCTGATCAAGAAAAAGCTCGGAAAAAATTAGAAGAATTTGATGAACGAGCAGCAGCTAGAACAAGATCCGCAGCTAGGAGAGGAGTAAGTGCTCCATATGGTTCTGGTAATTAAAATTTGACACTTTTAGTGTTACTAACGTATCTTATAACTGCATGCTGTATAGCCAATGCTGAGAACAACCTCCAACGGAGTTAAATATGGCTTATTACGATGAAATACAATTAGTAGCCAATGATACTAAACCAGAAGTAAACCTTACCTTAAAAGATTCCAATACAGCTGCGGCTGGTCAAACCCTTGACCCAGATGATTCTTCTACCTGGGCAGCTATTGATCTTACTGATCCAACTATTGTAGTAAAATTCCGGTTATTAGGTGGGTCTTCTATTTTAGATACAATGACTTGTGTTAAAGTTGCGCCTTACACAGATGGAGCATGCTATATGCCTTGGGGTGCAACTACTTTAGCAGTTGCTGCTGGGACATATGAAGGTGAAATTGAATTAACTTATACAAGTGGAGCTATTTGGACTTTATATGACAGATTAAAATTTAAAGTGAGGGATGACTTCTAATGAGTGGAGCCAGTGTACCCATAGCAGCAGCTGTTGTTAAATACGCTCGTGCTGCAGCAAATGTTGTATTAGATTACGACACTAAAAATACAAAACTCACTGGAGATCAAGCAGTACTTTCAGATACATCTACTGTTACTTACATCATGAATTTAGCTGATGCACTGACAGCAGATGATCTAAGATGGCCTTATTACAGCGCACTACTTAATGGTGCCCCAATAAATACACATGCATTATTGTGGGATGGAATACTTAATCCACGGCATGAAGATGTAACAATTACCGTAAGTTAATGGAGATCAATATGAGTTTCAAGGATACAGTTGCTCTAACAGGTAAATTAACAATTACGCTTAACGGGGAAACTGTACAAGAAATTAGAAATCTTGTGGTTACCGTTGGTAAAAATTGGATAGCTCAAAGAATGCAAGGAGTTTCACTTGGCGTAATGAGTCATATGGCTATAGGTACTGGTAGTACTGCAGCTGCTGCTGGGGATACTGCATTAGGTACTGAAATTGCTAGAGTAGCGCTAAATGTTTCAGGAGGAGTAGTTGCTGCTGCTGTGATTACATTTGAATGTACTTATGCAGCTGGTGTTGGTACTGGAGCTATTACAGAAGCAGGAGTTCTTAATGCTAATTCAGCAGGGGATATGCTGGCTAGAACTGTATTTGCTACTATTAATAAAGGTGCAGCTGATTCTATGACAATTAGTTGGGACGTAACCGTTTCTTAGGAGAGCATCGTGGGAGTTAAATATTCAAATAATGCAACTACAACATTACCAGGGCCTATATCTGCTGCTGCTACAAGTATTCTTGTAACTGATGCTTCAGTATTTCCTACTTTAGGAGTTGGAGATTATTGTTATTTAACTTTAGTTAGTGCTACTGCTACTGAAGTTATTAAATGTGAAGCTATTGGCTCAAATACACTTACTGTTCTTCGTGCACAAGAAGGAACAACAGCAAGTACTTTTGTTTTAGATGATCGTTGTGAATTACGTGTAACAACAGCTATGTTAACGGATGCATTAGCAGAGACAGTAGCTAACGCAGCCAGCAGCGCAGCTGCTGCTGCTACATCTGAAACTAATGCCGCTACGAGTTATGATAATTTTGATGATCGCTGGTTAGGGGATAAAGCTTCAGATCCTACTCTTAATAATGACGGAGATGCGTTATTAGATGGAACAGCCTATTTCAATACGACTAATAATGTACTTATGGTCTATGACCTTGGGAATACTTCCTGGTTACGCACTACACCTACAACTGCGGATCAAACGAATATTAATGCAGTTCAAGCAAACCAAGCTAACATCAATATTTGTGCATCAGATATAGCTAAAATTATTACTACAGCTAATGATTTAAATGAAGCAGTTTCTGAAATTGAAACTGTTGCAAATGATCTAAATGAAGCCACATCAGAAATTGATACAGTAGCAAACTCCATAACGAATGTAGATACAGTTGGAACTAATATATCTAACGTAAATATAGTAGCGCCTATTTCAGGTAATGTTACGACTGTGGCTGGGATAGCTGCAAATGTTACTACGGTAGCTCAAACTACTGCTGCGGCTAATATAGCTACGGTAGCCTCGAATATAACTAATGTAGATAATTTTGCAAATAGATATCGGATTTCCGCAACTGAGCCTAGCACTGATAACGATGCAGGTGATCTTTACTTTAATACGACCAGTAATGAACTTCGTAGTTTTGGTACAGTGTGGCAAGCAACTGCGCCAAGTGCATCTGATCAGCTTAATATTAATGTCGTTGCAGGAGATGTTGTTTTTAACGAGGATCTAGGAAGCATTGCTGATGCATTAGATAGTTCTACTGGTAATGGAGATATAACATCTTGTGCAGATAATATTGCTGATATTGATACAGTAGCAGGACAAATTACTCCTACTAATAATATTAGTGCATTGGCAGGAGCGAGTGCTGATATTACAACAGTGGCAGGAATATCCGGTAATGTCACAACAGTTGCAGGAATTTCTAGCAATGTTACATCAGTAGCAGGAATTTCTACTGCCGTGTCAGGAGTTAACGCTATTTCTTCTGCTGTATCAGGCGTAAACTCTAATTCAACAAATATTAATGCCGTTAATTCTAATTCAGCAAATATTACTACCGTTGCTGGAATCGCTGCTAACGTCACAACTGTAGCTGGGGATACCACAGAAATTGGAGTCGTTGCTGGAGACACTACTGAAATTGGAATAGTATCCGGGATTGCTGCTAATGTAACAAGCGTAGCAGCAGTTGCTGCAAATGTTACAACAGTTGCAGGCATTTCAGCAAATACGACTACCGTAGCGGGAATATCTAGTGATGTTACAAGTGTAGCCGGTGTATCAACTGAAATTGGACTCTTGGGGAATGCGGCAACAATAGCAGACCTAGCAATTGTTGGAACCGCTGATTTTGTCAGTGACTTAAATATCGTAGCAACAGCTGATTTCGTTAGTGATTTAAATGTTATAGCCTCGGCTGATTTTGTAAACGATATGAATATTTTGGGCACCGCAGATGTAGTAAATGATATGAACGTCTTGGGTACGGCTCAGAACGTAACTGACATGAATTCTTTAGCAGCAATTAGTGCTAATGTTACGACTTGTGCAGGCATAGCAGGAAATATTACAACTGCTGCACTTAATGAATCCTCTATTAATAGATACAGTGATGAATATTCTATAAATGCTTCTTCCCCAGGTTCTCCTTCAGCAGGAGATCTTTGGTACGACAGTACCAACAACCTTCTTAAATATTATACGGGTAGTGCTTGGACTGGTATTGCTCCTGGTCTTGGAAATATAGTAGAAGATGCAAGTCCTGAATTAGGTGGAGATTTAGATGTAAATAGCAATTCGATAATCAGTGCGTCTAATGGTGATATAGCGATTACTCCTAATGGTTCAGGTGATGTTATTATTGATGGGTTAAAACACCCGCAAGCGGATGGTTTACTAGATCAATATATGAAGACTGACGGTGCTGGTCAATTATCCTTTGGAACTGTTTCTATAGAGGTATCAGCTGATGCTACTCCTCAACTTGCTGGTGATTTAGATATTTTAGGATACAACATAACCTCATCAACAACAATTATGAACCCAACAATAACAAGTACGGGCAAAGCTCTAGTCCTTGGATTTTAGGAGAAAGTTATGGCAAGTGAAGTTTTAAAACTAGCAACATTTAGGGGTGATGCTTCTTCCGTTCAAGCATTACTTACTGTTGCAAGTGGGCATACTTGTACGGTTTTAAGTGTAACCATTTGTGAGACAGGTGATGCGGCAGAAACATTCAAATTATTGATTGATGACGGAGGCTCTGGAGCAGATACATATATTTATTTTGATCAAGCAATAGGAGCTAAACAAACGTTTGAGCATACTAGTAAATTTGTAATGGAAGCATCAGATCATTTATCAATTATTACTGCAAGTGCATCAGACATTGATGTATGTGTTTCATATCTTGATCAGACATTATAAGGAATAAACTATGAGTGGAATAGTTGATAACAATACAGGCAGAAGTTCTGGTCTTTTAGTAGATCCTCTAACTTCTAAAAATGTTACAATTTCTGAAACTGAAGTTACTCCCGGTACGGCTGCACAAGTAACATTTAATCATGTATACACAGTAGGGCGAGTACAAGTTTATTTAAATGGAGTTAAATTAGTAGTAGGTGCATCCAATGATTTTGAAGCTACCAATGGAACAACTGTAGTTTTAGCAACTGGGGTTGATACAACAGACCGATTAGAATTTATAAATTTATAAAGGGACATCATGGCTAAAAAACTACAGTTAAGAGGCGGAACGACTGCTCAGCATGCTACATTTACAGGAGCTCTTCGTGAAGTTACTGTAGATACTGATAAAGATACTTTAGTTGTACATGATGGTTCAACAGCAGGAGGTCATACATTAACAGCAACTGATGACTATTCTGAAACCATTGTTGTTCCTACAGCAGGTCAAACAACTTTTCCTCATGTATATGTTGTAGGACGAGTACAGGTATTTATGAATGGTGTTAAATTATTAAATGGTGCAGCTAACGATTTTGAAGCTACTAATGGTACTACGATAGAACTAGCAACAGGGGCTACTATTTTAGATACAATGGAATTTATAAATTTCTAAAAGGATAAAACAATGAGCAAAGCTAGAGAACTCGCAAACTTACTAGAAGCAGACGGGGATGTTATCTCAGCTGGCTTAGACAATGTTCCTGCCTCTGATTGGACGACATTATTAAATAAACCTGCTCATGCAGATACAGATACTCGTGATGCTAGTAATATTAATACAGGAACGTTGCCTAACGCACGAATTGTAGATCTTCCGAATGCTCAAGTTGCTGGTTTAGTGGCTTCTGCTACTACAGATACTACTTCGGCTGACAACATTAGTACCGGAACATTAAATGTTGCTAGAATGGGAAGTGGCACTGGTGGTTCAGGAAATTATCTTCGAGGAGACGGGGCGTGGACTACTAATTGTACGAATCATGGTAATTGTACTAATTGTTCAGGCACAGATAGTTTTGGGAATTGTGCAACAAATGGAAATGGTATGGCTAATTGTGCTAATTGTTCTGGAACTAGCAGTCACACTAACTGTACTAATTGTGCGGGGACGCTTACATCCGCAAGTGGATCTGCAAATAATACTTATGGCGGCACATTAAGTGTTGTTGGAACAGCGGTTGTTTTGACTCCAGGTGTTTGCGCTTGTAATTGTTAAGGAACTAAATTAATGACAACTAAATCAACAGAAATAGCAAATCTTCTAGATAGTGGTGGCGATGTGGAGAGTAGTGCATTAGATAATGCTCCTCCATCAGATTGGACTACTTTGCTAAATAAACCTGCATTAGTTGCGTCTGCTACGACAGATACTACTAATGCAGATAATATAACCTCAGGTACGTTAGATGCTGCTCGATTAGGTGGGTCTCCAACTTCAGGGAAATATTTAAGGGGAGATGGAACATGGCAAACCAATTGTACTAATACCGGGAATTGCGCCACAAATGGCGGTGGTCACGCTAATTGTGCGACTAACGGAAATGGTTATGCTAATTGTACAACAAACGGCAATGGTAAAACTAATTGCAATAACTCTTCTAGTAACTGCACCAATCATGCTAATTGTGCCACTAATGGCAATACTTATACCAACTGTAATAACTCTAGCGGTAACTGCACGAATCACCCTAATTGTACAACAAATGGTGCTCCGGCAGCTTGTGCTTGTAATTGTTGAGGAGATTAATTAATGACAACTAGAGCATCAGAGATAGCTAGGCTTTTAGATAGCGGTGGAGATGTTATTGTAGGTGCTTTAGATAATATGCCTGCTAGTGACTGGAATACCCTTTTAAATAAGCCAGCACTTGTGGCTAGTGCAACTACTGATACCACTAATGCAGATAATATCAGCACAGGTACATTAAATGTTGCACGGGTAGGCGGTTCTGCTAGTGCTGGAAAATACTTACGAGGCGATGGAACTTGGCAGACTAATTGTACCAATCATGCAAATTGTACAACGAATGGTAACGGTATGGCAAACTGTGCCGTTAATGGTAGTGGTCATACTAATTGTGCAACTAATGGTAATGGCAAAACTAACTGTAATAATACTTCTAGTAATTGTAGTAATCATAGTAATTGCGCTACGAATGGCAATGGTAAAACTAACTGTAATAATTCTAGCGGCAACTGTACTAGCTATCCCAATTGTACACATAATGGTGCTTGCGCTGCTTGTGCCTGCAATTGTTAAAGAGGTTAATTAATGACTACTAGAGCAGATGAAATAGCACGACTTTTAGATAGTGGCGGTGATGTTATTGGAGGAGCATTAGACAATGCCCCTGCATCAGATTGGAATACCTTATTAAACAAACCTGCTCTGGTTGCTTCAGCTACAACAGATACCACTAATGCGGATAACATTAGTAGTGGTACATTAGTTCCTGCACGAATGGGAGCCTCTCCTAGTGCTGGAAAGTATTTAAGAGGAGATAATACCTGGCAAACTAACTGTACTAATCATGCTAACTGTACAACCAATGGTTCTGGGCATGCAAATTGTACAACTAATGGGAATGGTATGCCTAACTGTTCAGTTAATGGAGGAGGATTTACTAATTGTAACAACTCCTCTAGTAATTGTAATAATCATCCCAATTGCGCAACAAATGGTAATGGTAAGACTAATTGTAATAATTCTCCAAATAACTGCAACAATCATCCTAATTGCACAACTAACGGTCCGGCTTGTTTTGGTGGGGCATGTGCTTGTGCCTGTGCTTGTAATTGCTAAGAAAGGAACAAAATGTTTAAAAAACTTTATGATAGTTTAAGTATGGGAGTCCACTTAGAACTATTAGTTAATGATGATTTTGTATGTTTGAAAGTCTGGTCTCCCATTGACGAAGATGAGTTTAACGGTGCAATGCCTAATAGACCTTTTCCAGAACAAAGTTTACATATGCCAGCAGCTCCTGCTTTGGGAGAATTTCCAGCAGCTATGAGTGGAGTTTTCCACGACAAGTTACCAACGGGAATACTTCATGGAACTATGGTTACTGGTGAAACATTTTTACCGCAGATACCTGCTAATATTCGTGACACCTATACAGAAAAATTAAAAGATACATGGTTTAGAAATACAGGGTTCTCCTGGGTTGATCCAACTGATCCATCAATTGCATCTGGTGAAAAATCAGATGTTGCTTGTTGGGTGATAGGCATAAAACCAGACTTCTCAGCGAGTGCTAGTTACAATTCACTAACAAATACACACTATAGTAAGGCCCATCCTTTGCGATCAGTTCGTCAGCAAAATGCTCCTGCTGCTCTTTTTATCTATAAATCATTTAACACAGACAATTTCACAGATTGTTCAATTACGATGAAATATAATCGTGGCTGTGGTTTTAGTACAAATATAATGAATGATTGGCTAATTGGAACAGATGAAAAAGCATTGTTTAAGACTTCTGGCGATGGTTACAACTATTTAGGTGAAATGAATGAAGCCTTTCCTACGTTTACGGTTACTTCTGGCGGTACTAGTATTGATGCAGATGGTACCGATACTGTTGCTTTTAAAATGGTAGATAAAGATGGTGCACTAATTGCGAGAACTTCTGAAGCTTATTTAGAATCAACTGCTGGGTATTTACCTAAAACTCGAGTACCTATAACTGATGGTCTTGGTACTTTTAAAGTAACAGCCCTAGGATTAGAATCTGGTGATACATTTAAGGTGAAGATTGGTTTTAGAAATCTGACTGGTGTCCAGGATGTTAATTATACGGTAGCCTAGTGGACCTACATGACAAGCTAAATGTTGAACACGAATGGACAACTCCCATTGGTAGTATCAATATTTATTTACCCGAAGAGTTAAGACAAATTTTAATAGTTATCTTAACTAAACAGGGTATTGTATTTACAGAACACACCTATAATAAAGTAAATAATACATCTGAAGCCTTAAAAAAGTTTGACGATAAAATTTATAATCTATTTGATTATGACGATCAGAAAACAGTATTAGACGCTAATGAAATAGATGCTTTAGCAGAATTTGAAAAAATCTCTTCAAAAATCATTAGGACTTACATTCATAAAGCATGGGGGCTAGATGAGGATGCAGCAATTAAAGCTCGGTGCTTTGGTAATGTACAAAGACCATTTGGTAGAAGAACTGCCCCTCATTTCCATCATGCATGGGATGGTGTTTTGGTTCACTATTTAACTGTTGGAGAGGAATTTAATTACCCGTTATTTAGTGATGCTGATGATTGGACTATGTCAACCAATGACCATTTAGTACAAATCACAGCCCGCTCCGCGGGTGGTCGAAAAGCTATAGATGATAAAGATCCTGAGGCTATAAATTCTGATTTTAGTGGAGACTTGATTATGCTAGATCCAAGGCCTGCCATTAAAATGCCATACAATAACAAAGCAAAAACATTTAAACCAGAGGTAGGAATGACTCTCATTCATCCTGGTTATGTCTGGCACGAAACCCAAACACATACAAAAGCTGGTATCCGCGTTGCTATTGTTATTAACTTTAATATCGAAAATAGGAATTGGGATATTCTTCCAACTTATCTAATATGAAAATAGATAATAAGGGGCATCAAGCTACTACAGTAACTACACCAATTACTGAAACAAAAGAAATGACATCATTTCATGCTATCAGTGTATTAAGAGGTAGAATGTCTAAAGATATTATTACGGATGTACATAAATATATTGCAAATGTTAATGACAATTCAGCAAATTCTGAATTAGCGGCTAATATATCTGGAGATCAATCAAACTTAGATATTGAACACCCATTAATGAGAAACTTTTGTAGTGAAATTATAGAAGGAGGTATCGCATACCAAAATTTTATGGGTAGACCGAATGTAAATGTTGAGAACGAGCATAGGACAATAACTATTGATAGTTGTTGGTCTGTAAAAATGAATCAGAATGATTACAATCCTATACATGCTCATTATACTAAGGCAAGAACTGGCCTTGCAACAATCTGTTACATTAAAGTACCAGAACATATTAGACAAGATGCTTTTAAATCACGAGAAAATCCTGACAATAATGGAAGATTTTTAACAGACGGACTGTTACAATTTAGATGGCAAAGCCAATATATAGGTACGCTAGATGATTATAGTCCAGAAACTACTAGTTTTATTATACCAACTGTAGGGGACTATTACATTTTTCCGAAATGGTTAGATCATGCTGTATATCCATATCGGGGTACTGAACAAAGATGGAGTGTACAAACTAATTTGAATGTATACACGGATGAAGAATCCATGAGGATATCATGAAAACAGCAGAACATGTTGAGTTTTACAAAAACTTAAAAGATGAACCGCTAGATACGACTAGTCATCCTTTAGATAATTTTGCAAAGATTGATCAGAAATTTACTACCCCTTTTATGGAGTCTGATACAAGTCTGCCAGAAAAAATGCGGAAAGATCTAGTAAAGGTTTTAATACACAAAGAAACAGCATTATCTGAACTTAAAGAAAGTAATCCTGAATTTTATGGAATGGCTCATTCAAAAGGATTTTATGCTACTACTCACTATAATCTTTTTGATTCTGTTAATGAATTTCCTTTTGCAAAAGATTCAATTTTAGGATTTAAGGAAATAGCTTGCCAGATGATCCGTTATTACATTCGTAAGGGTTGGGGAGTTCAACAAGCAGATGATATGCAGCTTGAAGGAAGATGTTTCGGTAATGTTCAACAGCCGGGAGCTAGAACTTATCCTCATTATCATCAAGATATTAATGGTGTTTTAGTTCATTATCTTAAAATGGGTGATGAAGATAAACCTTTAGAAGAACAAATGAATAAAGATTTTGAAAAATCTGCTAGGCATGGAGGTCACACAGTAATTTTTCAAGATCCAAGACCTGCAATAAGCTATCCGTATTGGGAAAAAGTACATACTATTAGCCCAAGAGTAGGGTTAACAATTGTTCATCCCAATTATGTATGGCATGAAACAAATCCGTGGCTTGGTGAAGGAATAAGAGTATGTATTGTAGTTAATTTTAGAATTGTTTCACATGGTTACAATGAACTATTGAAACCATTAGAATGAATGACCATTATTTAAATAATATAGATCATCCTTTAAATAATTCGTTTGAACTGCGGGATGATTGGTCAAGTAGCCTTGGATTAATTAGTTTTGATTTGCCAGACGAAGTACGAATTGGTTTAATTAAATGTATTGTTAAACAAACATATCAACATGTTCATCCAATGGAGAATGGATATAGCAATAAACATTATTATAATTTATTTGCTAATTCTACCGATAATGAATTTGTTGATCTATATAAGAAAAATATAGCTGAATTAATTCGTTATTATGTTGCTAATGCGTGGAATGTTGAAAATGTGGCAGATATGGATATAGAAGCAAAATGTTTTGGTAATGTTCAATCATGGGGACAACGTACTTATCCGCACTACCATCATGGCTATGATGGCGTAGCAATTACATATCTTACGTTGGGTGATGAGATTAGTATTGATGTAGATTGTATGGAAAATAATAATTGGGAAGATTTTTTAATTGATGCACCTAAAGCTGTAAAAATTGTATCATTTGCTCCTACAGCTCCTAGTACACATCCAAAAGAATTTGAAGAACCGGGTAATTTAATTCTTTTAGATCCTAGACCTGCTATATCATATCCGTATAATAGAAAGGCTTGGCATCTTAAACCAGAAGTAGGATTGACGTTATTACATCCAGGCTATTTATGGCATGAGTCAAATCCATTTATGGGTTCTGGTATTCGTGTAGCTATTACTGTTAATTTTAATATTAGTACAAGTAAATCTATTGATCCACTAATTAGGATATAAAATGGCAAAATTTAAATTTCATTTAGAATCACCAGAAAGCGGAAACGAGATGGTATTGGATTACGATAATGAAACGTCTGAATTACGTTACGAATCTGGTGATATTGTAGTACCGCAGGACACATTTAAAGATTGGATTCCATTTCATAAGATGGATGCAGGGAAACGTGATCTTACAAAAATTAAAATACAACTTGGTTTAAAATGCAATTATTCCTGCGAATATTGCTCACAAAGATTTGTACCTAGAAATACAGATGATACATATTCGCCAGAAGATGTAGATGCTAATGAAATTGAAAGTTTTATAAAGAAATTTGACACAGTTACTGTAGGAGAAGAATTACACTTTGAAATGTGGGGTGGTGAACCATTCTTGTATTTTAATAAAATGAAATTAGTTACAGAACAACTACATGCTAAATATCCTGATGCAACCTATAGTGTTATTACAAATGGTTCTCTTATAAATCAAGAAATAATTGATTTTATCCTGAAATATGATTTTGGTGTATCTATTTCACATGATGCTATAGGACAAAAAACAAGAGGTCCAGATCCACTGGATGATCCAGAACAAAAGAAATGGTTATTCAAATTAAGGAATCTATTAGTTCCAAGAAATAAATTTTCTGTTAATTCTATGATTCATAAAGATAACGATAGTAGGGCAGAAATTCAAAGGTGGATGATAAATAACTTTGGGATGATTGGAATTGGTGAAGGTGGAACTGTTGATGCATATGATGAAGGCGGAGCTTCTATGTCATGGCAATCGGAAGAAGAACATATTGGCTATAGAAGAAAAGCTTTTAGGGAAATTATGGATAAGAAAATAAAACATTTTGTTATTTTGAATCAAAAGATTGAGAATTTTATTGGTTCTTTAAAATCCCAACAACCTTCTAGTTCTTTAATGCAAAAATGCGGAATGGATTCACCAAATACAATGGCAGTTGATCTGAATGGAAACGTGACTACTTGCCAAAACGTAACGGTGTCTGGTAATAACCCAGGCGGTGTTTCACATAAGATTGGGACAATGGATGATTTGGAATCTGTTGATATAAAATCAGGAACGCATTGGTCTGATAGGGAAGAATGTAGAACTTGCCCAGTACTTCATTTGTGTCAAGGTTCTTGTTTATTCTTGTCAGGAGGTAGTAAAGAGTGGGAATTGTCATGCGACAACTCCTATAGTGACAACGCAGTGTGGCTTGCAGCTTCCCTATTTGAGATAACCGGGCATGTTCTTCATAGAATTGAACATGAAACATTACCAGAATATCGCAAAGATGTATTTGGGTTTGAGACCCTAAAATATGCTAAGGAGGACAAGTGACAGGAGAACTAATACTTCAAGACCCTAGACCAGTAGTTAATTATCCTATTAACGAAAAGACTCATGTTATTACACCGAAGTCTGGAATGGCAATATGCCATCCTTCCTATGTCTGGCATGAATCAAATCCATTTTTAGGAAATGGAATACGGGTTGCAATTGTTGTGAATTATCGAGTACTAACCGAGTTAATCCAGCCAGGACAGTGAAGGATTACTTTGTAATACCTCCGAATGGGGCTATCAATTGCCCTGGTGCTACTTCTGATCTACATAAAGCAGTTGAAATTGAATGTGATGAAGTCTTGTTTACTACGGCTGATCCAACCTTTATGATTGAAAGAAATCAATCTAAGGAGGTTAATGATCCGTATGCACAAGGTATTCATCCAATTTCAATGGAAATTACAGATCATTGGACAACACCATTAGGCGAGGATAAAATAGAAATTGGTGAAGAATTAAGAAAACAACTTATACAGGTAATAGCAAATGATGGTTCAAACATTTTTATTTACCCTAACGATGATCCTAATGCACACGCAATTAGAGAATTTGAGAAAATCTCAAATAAAATAATTAGAGACTATATTACTGAAGCGTACGGTATTACGAATATAGATGATCTTGATATAGAAGCTAGATCATTTGGTAATCATCAAGTTTACGGTGGTAGAACCTACCCTCACTACCATCATGGATTTGATGGTGTGCTAATTTACTATTTAACAGCGGGTAATGAATATGTACTAGATGATAATAGGTATCCTGTTGATTTAGATAATAATTTAAAAACTAGTAATACTGATGGTTCTGGTAATTTAATACTTCAAGATCCAAGACCCTCACAAAATTATCCTTATTGTAATAAAGCGCTTGCATGGAGTCCTGTAACTGGAACTCTACTGATGCATCCTGCCTGTATTTGGCATGAGTCTAATACGTTTACAGGAAGTGGAATAAGAGTATCAATCGTTATTAATTACAGAATACTGACAAAAACAAATTCTACGATAGTAAAACCTTTATCGACAATCTATGATGAAAATAACTAAAAATTGGACCACAAAGATTGGCAAAATGCAGTTAAACACCCCTGAAGATATAAAGATAAAATTGATGGAACTAATTGTAAATAAAGCTGTTCTAGACCCAACATTTGATTTTGTAAAAGAATATGAAAAGATTGCGAATGAAGTTATTCGGTATTACTTAACAAATGCTTATAATATTACGGATGCTAAATCTCTAAATATAGAAGCTACGGTATCTGGTCATTATCAGGTTAATGGCGAGAGAACTCACCCCCATTACCATCCTAGTTTTGATGGTGTATTTGTACATTATCTTACAGCAGGTGATGAATATGTTTTAAAGGATGGCAAAGTTCAACAAATTCAACAGGTTAAAAATGACACTCCTGTATGAAAATGTGCTAACACCACAAACAGCAATCGATATATTGGATGATATGCATGCACCTAATGACGATTGGAGACAAGTTAAGTGGGGAACAGCACCTAGTATAATAGAATTACAGGGTATCTGGAATAGGGATATTTGGTGCCAGCAACTTCACGCAGATTTAGAACAATATTTAGCTCCTATTGTTCAAATAAAACCTACCTTTACAATAACTTATACTTTTTATAAATGGGAACCATTAAGTCATCTAATTATGCATGATGATATAAAGTATAGTTTCAGTGCGACATTATATCTTAATACCGTTTGGAATATTGATTGGGGTGGATTTTTAGTTTGGCTTGATAATGACAATAAAGAACATGTAGTTAAGCCTCAATTTGGTAGATTAGTTATTTTTGATAACTGTGAAAGACATTTAATTACTCCTATTAGTGAATCAGCTGTAGATAATCGGTTAACTATCCAGATTAGAGGTATAAAACATGATCATTCTATGGGAGAATAATAGTTGATTAATAACGGAGAATGCTATGACAGACAAACTTAATGAAATGTTACTTGGTGGTCTCGCCATAGTAGGCACGTTTATTACCAAGAGAGTATTTAATAATCACGATAGTTTAAGTGATCGTATCACTGCATTAGAAAAAACTGTTGTGACTAAAGCAGATCTTAATACACTAGAACGCAATGTTGAGATGGTACTCACACATTTAATAAATAAAGGAGATACACCAAAATGATTAAAACAATTATTCAATTTGTGGATAAAATGATGCCGGGCCACAAAACGTACGCAATTATGTTAATCGGTATAGCAATGATGGTTTGTCAAATGATGGGCTATCATCAATTCGATCAAGAAGCTTGGGGAGTACTAGGCATTGGCGGTGCGGCTACTTGGAAGATGGGGCAAGATCGTAAGAAAAAGTGAATGAGCTCGCTATTGCGATTTTACTCGTAATACCTGCTCCACATAAAATGGCTTTCTGGACTGTGAATCAAGTTCCAACGCAGGTCCAGTTAATACATAAATCTGGCTTAGAGGTGAGCTATAACGCATCGCCAGTATCATGTTCATTTCGACCTAGAAATAATAAGGAGATGGTATTCAAATCTTCAGAAACAGATTGTTACGCTGTATATGATTTAAGTACTCCAACATTTATTCGGCACCCAAATTATTGGATGCCAGTTGAGCCACCTAAATCTTTAAAAATGAACGTAGGAGATTAGTATGGATATTGCTGCAATGTTTGAAGGACAAGGATGGTTTGCAATAGCAGGACAAATAGTACTTGTATTTACTGCTATTACTGGATCTCTACCTGATAAATTTGTACAGAAAATTCCAGTACTAGGAACTGTCTGGCCTATTTTCAATTGGTTAGCTGGAAATGTATTTAACAATATTAATCACCCAAAAGGAATGGCTGCAGCTCCAGCTGTAGAGAAAGAAATCGATGAAGCTAAAGCAAAGGTTCGCGACAGGGCTGGTATGCCTGACGTTCTTGACGGGTTGTAGCAGTATGGGTATTCTATCCGAATTGGCGGCTCCTGTCGCCAACTTCGGACTAGGACTCTACAACGCTGATACTTATTATTCTAAAGAGTGTGCCTGGTATGGACAGGTTAAGTTTAGTGAAGATACTAAACAATGGTTACTTCAGAATAATCCTCCTCCAATTGTAAGTGAGGATTTAGCCCAAGTAGCTAAAAATAATGATATCTATTTAGAAGTCTGTGATCCTAAAGATACGGAGAACAATGAATAATGCCTAGAGGAATTGGAACGTATGGTAACAGACGCGGAAGACCACCTAAACGTAAACCTCGAAGAAAACCTACTAAAAAACCACGTAAATGAGGTTATGGCATGAAATCATGGAAGATTTTACCTCTTATTATTATTCTATTTATTCCCTCCCTTGCATTTGCTGTAGATACTAATACAACAGTATCCTCAACTGTTACATCTTCTGGGACTGTTACTGGTACAACAACAGTAGATAGAACACCTAGTACTGCTGCTTCTCCAAACATAATGTTAAATAACCAGGATGTCTGTACTACCGCAATGGCTGGTGCAGCTCAATCTGCGTGGTTTGGTCTTTCTTTTGGTAATACGGTTGTGGATAAGAACTGTGAAAGATTAAAGCTTGCACGTTCTCTATATGGTATGGGAATGAAAGTTGCTTCTGTATCTTTGCTATGCCAAGACACTAGAGTTTTTCAAGCTATGGAACAGGCAGGAACACCCTGTCCCGTTGATGGCAAACTTGGAGAAGAAGCGAAACAGATATGGGATAAACAACCCCATAGAAGACCTGATTATGATGAATGGAAAAATAAAAAAGAAAATCAAAAAGTTGTTGATCTAAATAACCATACAGGTAATACATATTCTAGTGGAGAGGTAGAGTGGGATGACGATTTTTAAATTAGCTATATTTTTAGTTATTCTTTTAGCGCAAATAAGTTTTTGTGCAATCTCCAATGCAGATACAAAAACAACTGCTGACGTTACTGAAGATTCAGCTGGTGCAGAAACCTCCTGTTCAACAAGATGTACAAATTATAATTTTGATCCAAGAAGTGATATTGCTTCAGATGGTGGTGATGATGATGATGTCGTTTATTGGGATCATCATGGTGCTCTTTATCCAAACTACAATTATGGGATTGATACAGAATGGAAGATTACTAATGATGTTAAATCATTCCTAACTGAAGAAGAAATGCTTCAGGGGTTCACTATGGATGCTTCTGTTGGATTACGGGATAGAAATTATATAGGCGGAGATCCATTTACTATGAAAATTGAAGTTACAGATGGAACTACTACTTATTCAGATTTAGCTTCATTTACAACTCCTGCAGGTCAAGACTACCAAACAGTAACAAGTCAATTAATTGTCCCACAGAATACATTAACCTATTCCTTAGCAACATTTGGTTTAATCCTCGATGGAGCAAGTTTAAGTGGTGGTTATGGTGGACCGCAAACGAATATGATTAATCTAACTGCTACATACGATATTATTAATGATCAAGTTCAAAATACTATTCTAGATTTAGTAGCTAATGCAGTTGATGATATTGTTGTTAGTAGCCAAGATATCATGCAGAACAACGACATGTCTCCAACAACTCCATCTCCTTTAGGTCAGGTTGTAAATGCTAGTGTGGGAACAAATATGCAAATTACTATTGCTACCCCAGCTGGACAACAAATGCTCAATGTCCCTGTAGCAGTAAGTCCGGGGGCTATAACTATATCGGTTCCTAGCACAGCCGGAACAATCCAGCCAATAACTATTAATACAGGGATGTCTGCTCCAAGTGCACCACCTGTCGCTGCACCTCAAGTTTCTAGTGCAGTTGCTGCTGTAGCTAAAATACAAGCAGCACCTTCAGCACCGGCAGCTCCTGTAGCTTCTGCAGCCCCAGTAGCTAAAAGTACACCAGCAGCACCAGTAAGTAAAAGCACACCAAAAAGTGAGTCTAAAAAGCCACAGAAACCGGCAGCTAAACAAGAATCAAAACAAGATGTAAAACAAACTAATGCGTCTAAAGCAAAAGCTGTACAAGCTATAGTTTCAAGAGTTTTAGAAGTAGTTTCAATGGCTGGAGGAGATGTGGATGGAACTAAATTAGCATTGATGGGCGCTCTTGGAGCACCTGGATTTAAGGACTACCAACAAGCGGGTATACCAGATATGCCAATGTATGTCAGCGAAATTCCTTATGAAAAAACATTAATTGATCCTTTAAGCTCTATTTACACATTAGGTAGTGACCAAATGATGAATAAAATGATTGACTCACAATATAACTTTGAGAAATAAATATGGAAGCTGAATACGGTGGTATAAAAATCTCAGGTGGTAAATTACTACTTATCTTACCGCTTCTAGGAACACTGGGCGGAGGACTATGGGGAGGATTTGAATTCTATAAAGACTACATGGATATGAAAGAACAAATTACTACTTATGTAGCCCCAGATTTAGCAACTTTTGATAAACGTTTAGAAGTTATAACAACATCGGTAGATGGTGTAAAAGCTTCATTAGAACTTGAACGACAAGTTGTAAATACAGAAGTCACTGCACTAAAAGAAATTATTAATGCTGAAATCAGGACATTAGGAGCAGTAGTTACTGAAACAGAAGATACAATAAGAGCCGAAATATTAGCAGTACAAACTTTAGTATCTGATGCTCAGGCAACAGCCAGAGATATTAGAACAGATATTAAAAACACTGTTAATCAACAACTAGATCAGATTGATGCTATAGATAAAAGATCGAGAGCAGACGGCTTAGAGACTAGGCAAGCTATGCGGAATACAGAGAAAGAAGTAAGAGAACTAATACTTGATACATCTAAAAGATGGGATGATAAGCTTACAAAAGTTGATTCCCAAATAGAAGCATTAGAAACGAAGATTGATAAGAAGATTATGAAAGCTCTGGAGAATCCACTTGCAGCTATGACTAAAACAAAATGAAAATATTTCTTTGGATCTTGGGTGGAGTATCCGCTATTGTTACTATTTTGTTAATTGCTTATATTGTAGCAATGTCAAGAATACATTAAGAATACATCCAAATTACACCAGCAGTCTTATTAGCATCTACATCTACATGTATAAAATTCTTTGCAATCCCTATTCTATCAAATACTTGCGCACATACAGTAATAAGTTCAAACCGTTGTCTAGAGCCTTGATAGCCTAAATCTGCCGCCCAGCCACCTACATGAGAGCTAGAAGCACTGGCTCCTATATTACCATTGTGTCTTTCGCATCTAACCCCACTATTAATCCGAATACCGCGTTTTAATTTATCTCTTACTAGTTGGACCTTTTCAGCTAATTCCTGCTTAATATCATCTCTACCGCATCCACATTTACAAGCATACTCTGATCGATCAAAATTAGCAGTTAAATCGCCCATGACTACTCCTTTTTAAGTTGTCTAGCTCGTTGTCGTGCTCTAGCTTCTTTATTTTTTCTGCGTAACCTATTGAGTTTACACTTCTTTGAGCAAGTTAATGTTCTAGGATCATCAACCATTTCAGTACAACCTTCTTCCGCACATTGTTTTGGATCAGCTCCAAGTCTATGATATGTAAGTGTAGTATCTCCTTTAAAATCAACTTGATATTTATTATCTCTATTAAATTTAGTCCAATGTATCCTAGAAACATCTTCTACTGGTAGTACTTGTTCTAGTACTAGATTACCGTCTTTATCTGGCTTAAAGACTTTAACCCTGAAAACCATAAATTTATCCGTTAACTCTATTTTTTAGTAGTTTTGATGCTTTAAAAGAAGGAACTCGTCTCGCTGTAATAACTGCTGATTCTCCTGTTTTAGGATTACGTCCTAAACGTTTTACTTTCATACGGGCCCGGAAAGATCCAAAGCCGCGTAGTGTTACTATACCGTCCGTTATTATTCCTTGTTTAATTTCTTCTAAAACGGCATTAACTATTTTATGGGCTTTACTTTTTCCTATTTTTAATTGTTTTGCTAATTTATCTGTTAATTCTACTTTTACCATAATGTATCCTCCATTAGAATAGGTTGCGTGACTATACACGCTAATGCTAAACTATTCAACACTATGGCATCATTTAATTTTACAGATGCAGAATTCTTAAAAGTCATTAATTCATTATGTCGTATAGATCTAGACGAAGATGAATATACTCCCCTTAATTCTATTAATGATAAATTAAATTTAGATGAATTAGATAGTTTAAGTATGACGGTATTTTTTATTTGGATAGTTCATTTATTTGGTATTCCTGAGAAAATTATGAGAGATTTTGTTAGTAAACGAGATTTTACAATTCGTGCTATTAAAAAATTTGTTACATTAGAAGCAACAAAAACATATTCATACGCAGAAGTTGATGCAACAATAAATAAAGGAAACTATAAAGGTAATTATTTTGGGGGCACTAATTCATGATATTTGCACACGCTAGTTTAATACAAGAAGGGGAAGCAGTTTTATTTTATAACTTTAATAAGCCGATGAATGGTTATATGATAGCTGGGCTTATTATAGTAGATAGTGTTGAAGCTAGATTAGATTTTGCAAAAGTTTGGACGTATTTTGTATCGGAAATTGTACAAGCAGATGATATTTATTGTTCTATTCAATTAGAAGGTGAACATTCTATGTTTGACAATTACTTAACGTATTATGATACGATAGATGGGCTTAAGTTTTATAAGGTAGATAACTATCTTAAAAGCAAATACAGTCAATATGAAAAACATTTAGAAGAAGCAGGGACATAGATAATGGCTGAATCAAACTTAGATGAAGACAAAACAACTGCAGTTGATGCTAATGATCTAGTTGATTGGGAAAACCCACCAACTTTAGCTGATCTTAAACAAGATTATGAATCAGCTAAGGTAGCCCATGATGTGCATACTCAAGAAGTTGATACCTGGCTTCGTGTATTAAATGGTGAACAGACTATTAATGCTAAACGTGGACGTTCTAAATTAGTACCAAAATTAGTTCGTAAACAAGCGGAATGGCGTTATGCTGCTCTATCTGAACCTTTCCTTTCTACTGATGATCTGTTTAATACTTCCCCCCAAACATTTGAAGATAAACCTTATGCTGTACAAAATGGTATGCTTTTAAATTATCAACTTAACTGTCGTATGGATAAAGTTGTATTTGTTGATGAATATATTAGAACAGCTGTTGATGAAGGAACTGTTGTAGTACGTGTTGGATGGGAGTTTGAAGAAGGCAAACGTAAAGTCTACGAAGATGTAATGGAAATGCAAATGGTCCTTGATCCACAAACAGGACAACCTGCTATGGACCCTCAAACTGGTCAACCAGTAATGCAAGAACAAAAGGTTGGACAGAAATCAAAAATTAAAACAGTTACTATTAAAAATCAACCGGTATTAACAGTTTGTGATTATAACAATATAATTGTAGATCCAACTTGTGATGGCGATCTAGAAAACGCTAACTTTGCAATTTATAGTTTTGAAACATCACTATCTGAACTTAAGAAAGATGGGCGATATAAAAATCTAGATGATATTAATTTTGAAAGTGCCTCTGTATTAGCTGAACCAGATCATGAAGTTAATAGTGACGATACTTCTTTTACGTTTAAAGATAAGGCACGTAAGAAAGTTATCGCCAGAGAATACTGGGGGTATTGGGATATAGATGATACTGGTGAAGTTAAACCATTTGTAGCTACCTGGATAGGAGACACAATTATCAGAATGGAAGAGAATCCATTTCCTGATAAAAAAATTCCATTTGTATTAGTTCAATACTTACCTAGACGTAAAAATATTTATGGAGAACCAGACGCAGCTCTTATTGAAGATAATCAAAAAATAGTAGGTGCTGTTACTCGAGGAATCATTGACATTATTGGACGCAGTGCTAGCGGGCAACAAGGTATTCGTAAAGATGCTTTAGATGTTACTAACGCACGTAAATTTGAACGTGGAGATGATTATAAATTTAATGCTAACGTAGATCCTCGTCAAGCATTTCATATGGAAGTTTACCCAGAAATACCTCGGTCCGCATTAGAAGTACTTAATATGCAGAACAATGATGCTGAAGCATTAACAGGAGTTAAAGCATTTACCCAGGGAATATCTGGACAGGCGCTAGGTACTACAGCTACTGGTATTAGATCAGCACTTGATGCTACATCTAAAAGAGAATTAGGAATTCTTCGTAGACTGTCGAATGGATTAAATCAAATTGGGCGTAAAGTTATTTCTATGAATGCTGAATTTCTTGATGATGAAGAAATTATTAGAATTACTAATGAAGAATTTGTAGCTATTAATAGAAATGATTTAGGCGGTAAATATGATATTAGACTTAATATTTCTACTGCTGAAGCTGACGAACAAAAAGGAAGTGAATTAGCATTTATGTTACAAACTATGGGTAATACTATGCCTCCTGAAATGAGTCAAATGATTTTAGCGGACATAGCTAAATTGCGTAAAATGCCTGATTTAGCTAAACGTATTGAAGAATACCAACCACAACCTGATCCAATGGCCCAGCAGAAAGCTCAACTTGAATTAGCATTGCTAGAAGCACAAGTTCAAAATGAAACTGCTAAAGGTCAAGAAAATGCTGTTGATGTTCAACTTAAAACTGCTAAGACTGCGACAGAGCAAGCTAAAGCAAGAAGTCTGGAAAGTGGAGCAGATCTTACTGATCTTGATTTTGTGGATAAAGAATCTGGCAGTAAAGATACAAGAGAAGCAGCAACTGAAGATAAAAAACATGCTCAAAATTTAGAAAGTAAAGAGTTTGATAGACAAGCTAATTTAGATAATAGACAGCTTGATGCTGAAATAAATGTTGACAATGCCGGAATTGATCGTTAAATAGACATTAAGAGGTTGTTTATATTAACTAAATCATAAGGTAGGTACTAATGAGCACAGAATTAGAACAAGTTGAAATACAAATTACAGCTGCACAACGCATGCGTGAACTCCGAGATCATTGTGTTAAATTAATGGATAGTAAATACTTTAAAGAAGTTATTGAAGAAGGGTACTTTAAAGAAGAAGCAGCTAGATTAGTTATGGCAAAAAGTTCTAATTTAAACGATGATCAGATGAAACTTATTGATAACATGCAATATGGTATTGGAGCTTTAGCTAATTTTCTTGAATCAGTAATGAGACGTGGAACTGAAATGGATCAAGCTATTGGAGAACACGAACAAACTCGTGAAGAAATATTAGCGGAAGGATTAAATAAATGACAGATACCGCATTAGACTTAACTGACGAAGAATTCCTAGCTAAAGATCCTAATGATTTTTTAGCTGAAGAAACTGCTGAAGAAACAGCAGTTGAAGAAGAAACTACTGCATCAGATCAAACTGATGCTGTTGAAGAACCCTCGCCAGAGGGTAGTGAAGCACAGGAGCAAACTGAAGTTGAAACTGTAACAGAAGAAGTAAGCCAACCTACGGAGGATACTCCGAAGGAGCCTGAACCTTTTGCTGGTAGTGATACGACAGAATCTCTTGATACTAGTAAATCAGACTCGACTGACACCAAAGAGGATACTCCAGATACTACAGAGTTTGATTACGAAAGTGCTTTCAAAAAGGTTACTGCACCTTTCAAAGCCAATGGTGTTGAAATGAAGGTTGAATCTCCTGATGATGTTATCCGTTTAATGCAAATGGGTGCTAATTATCAGAAGAAGATGTCTCAATTAAAGCCGAATTTAAAGCTTATTAAGATGTTAGAAAATAATGAGCTATTAGATGAAGCAAAATTAAATAATTTAATTGATCTATCTAAAAAAGACCCTCAAGCAATTACTAAGCTAATTCAAGAAAGTAATGTAGATCCTTTAGAGATTGACAATGAAGCTGCAGTAAACTACCAACCAAATAATTATTCTATTACAGATAAAGAATATAATTTGGACCGTATTCTTGATGAAATTAAAGAAACGGAAACATTTACTCGGACTATCGATGTTCTAACTAAAGAATGGGATTCAGAAAGTAGAACTACTATTTCTGATCAACCTGAAATTATTTCTATAGTTAATGAACATATGCTTACCGGTGTTTTTGACCAAGTTCATGCGCAAATGCAACAAGGGAAAGTTTTAGGTAAATTTAAAAATACTCCTGATGTAGAAGCGTATCGATTAACAGCTGAAGACATGTATAAAAACAATAAGCTCGTTATGTCTAGTGATAATGGTAGTAAAGCTTCTAATGTATCAAATGAATCTGTACCACAACAAGAAGCTAATGCTGATCGTAATAAAAAACGAAAAGCAGCAGCGCCAGTGAAGCAAGTTTCTTCTAAGAAAGGCCCTGCTACTGATGACTTTTTAGGTCTATCAGATGACGAGTTTATGAAGAAATATGCTACACCGTAATTATCACTATTAACTTGAGTAAATATTATGGCTAATGAAAATGCATATAATTCCCCATCTAGTACTGCTAGTGGGTCTGCATCGGACATAGGCGCACAAGCAAGAACTGATTATTATTTTAAGAAAGCGCTTATCAGTGTTCGAGACCGTATGTACTTTATGCCTTTGGCAGATGTTCGTGCAATGCCGAAGCATATGGGTAAGAAAATCAAGCAAGATGTATATGTTCCATTGCTTGATGTATTGAATACTGGTGATCAGGGACTCAATGCAGCAGGTACAGCTCTTACAGCTGGCACTTGGTCTGCATGGAATTCTTCTGGTGTTCTTCAATCTTCTGACGAAGCTAACAGAGCAGATGCGGTAACCGCAGCTGGTGCTGGTGGTGAAGTTGGATTGAATGATCAAAACTTGTACGGTTCTTCTAAAGATACCGGTACAATTAAATCTAAAATCCCGACTCTCCGTGAGCACGGTGGTCGAGTTAACAGAGTTGGTTTCACACGTACGCAAATTGAAGGCGAATTGCTAAAACGTGGTTTCTTTACAGAGTACACTCAGGAATCTATGGATTTCGATTCTGATTCAGAATTGTTGTCTCATATTACTGAGGAAGCTCTCGTTGGTGCTAATGAGTTGACTGAAGCAGAGCTTCAGGCAGATCTTATTACCAATGCAACTGCTAATGGTACAGCTTATTATTGTTCAGCTGCTGCTGCCGTAACGACAGGTAGTAAATTGGATGTTGATGAAGTTGTTACCTATACGGACCTCATGAATCTTTCTATTGCTTTGGATGATAATAAAACTCCTAAGCAAACGAAAGTTATTGCTGGTTCACGAATGGTTGATACTAAAACCGTTAATGGTGGACGTATCATGTATGTTGGTTCAGAATTGATTCCTCTTCTAAGAGCTATGACTGACTTACATAGTGCACCTGCATTTGTTTCTGTTGAAAAATATGCAGACGCTGGTAATGTTATGAATGGTGAAATTGGAACAGTAGATCAGTTCCGAATTGTTGTAGTACCAGAAATGCAATTCACCGAAAACGGTGGTGCATCTGCCGCTGATACTGCAGGTACCGGAGATAATGGTGCAGACATCTACCCAATGTTAGTTGTTGGTGATGGTGCTTTCACTACTATCGGTTTCCAGACAGATGGAAAAAGCGTTAAATTCAGCATCAACCATAAGAAGCCTGGTAAAGAAATAGCTTCTTTGGATGATCCATATGGTGAAGTAGGGTTCTACTCTATCAAATGGTACTATGGATTTATGGCGCTTCGCCCAGAACGTCTAGGAATTATCTGGACTGCTTTGGCAGCTGTATAATCATAAATAGATGTCACCTCGAGGGCGTTAGCCCTCGGGGGGACGTTTAACTAAGGAGAAGATGTATGCAAGTTGAAACACCTATCAGTGAGCTTACTGATGAAGAAATTAAACAGGAATTAAAAGAATATGGAATTAAATTCCATCATAAGACAGGGTCATCTAAATTAGCTGAACTGTTATATACTGCTCGGGAAAACCCAGAAGTAATGGTGCAAGATATTCCAGTTGCTGTAGATGATAGACCTTATGAGGGTGGGCTGCCAGATGCTAGTGAAGCCGCTAAAGCAGCTGCTGCAAAAGCATTAACAAAAACGGGTGAGAAAGAAGCTATGAAACTTGTGCGTATTGTTGTTACGCCTAATGACCCGCTAATGAGTAGTTATCCCGGTCTCATATTTACTGTAGGTGCTTCAGGTCTTAATGGCGGGAAAATGATTAAAAAGTATGTTCCTTTTAACAACGAAGAAGGATGGCATGTTCCGCAAGTTATCCTGAATCAAATTGAATATGCTGAAATGCAAAAATTTAAAACAGTAACTATGCCTAATGGTGAAAAACAATTAGAGCCATATATTACTAAGAAATTTAATGTTCGAATATTAGATCCACTAACTAAAGAAGAGTTAGAAAGATTGGCTGCATCTCAAGCAGCAAATCCTGCATTTCATCAAGGGAGTTAACTAATGGCTATTACTATTGCTGATCTAACTGCCGGTGTAACTACCGATGCTAGTAATGTAGTAACAGGTACAGGTGTATTCGATGACTTAATGGAAACCGTCAATGCACATATGGCTGCCCAATTTAATTTAGGCCGTATTACTGGCAGTGATTATGCAACAGTATATTTAACAGCTATGCAAGCAGCTGTTCAACAAGCTGTAGCTTATACAGTAGGCATGCAGAAAGGCAATGCAGAAGAAGCTCTATTGTTCCAAAAAGAAGTTACTGAATTTGCTCAAACTGAACAATCTACTAAAGTAGCTCCTACAACTACTTCTGTGGCAGGGAGAGCAAATAACTTGTCTAGTGAACAAGCTAAAGGTTTTAAATGGAATGCAGATCAAAAATATCTTAAAACATTATTAGATGCATGGGCGGTTAATATATCTACAGCTGGAGTTGCTTCTACTGGTGTAACAGCTCTTAATGTTACTGGAACAGGAAATATAAATACCCAAATCACAAACGCTGAACCTACGGGGTAAGCAATGGGTTTTATCGCTAGTGTAATCTCAGCAATTGTAGATGTTATTGTTTATATAGTAGAAGCAGTTGTACAAATAGTTGAGATGGTTGTGCAGTTAATTATGGTACTTCTTGGGTATGGTGGAAGTACCCAAATTGTTGAGTACTTTGAAGTTCGTAATTACCCCCTTTTTGAAGATGTAGATCGCAAAAATCCCACCACACAAGCATTACTACAAGCAATCCTCCAAAATAAAGATCTATCTACTTCTTTAATTTACAATTTAGTATTCCGTAGTATGAAAGGGAATATTAAAGAGTTTATGGCTTTTATTGAAAATGGAAACTATTTTGAAGGGTTTCCTGAACTTGATTCATATATTGTAATTGTTGATTATGATGAATTAACAGCCGCACTACAAACTCTTAATGGAGTTCCGTGTACACCCGGAGTATCAGCTCTTAGAGCTCTTACTAAACAGGATTGGGTTAAGTACTGGTTGCAAGAAAACAAAGGCTATGATGTAGGTGCTAATCTACTAGGCACAGAATATCGTGAAGTTACTACTGGTCCATTTACGCCTGCTGCAGATACACATAATGTTACTCTTAGCCCGGGCAATATCCAACTAGATATAACAAGTGCAGTAGCTCCCTCAGATGATGTATTAGCTGATACGAGATGGCTAATTAATTTAAGCACTATTGTATATAACGTACCTACAGATGATTATACGATTGAAGCATACAATGCAGCTGGTGTAACAATAACTCTCCCATATAATGCGCCATCTAGACCTACAGAACTACATTATGTAGCTGAATATTTTCGAAATGTAGACCCAGGTAGAACATATTTATTTGTTTATAAAGTTGGAGAGGGAACCTATGTTGATTTAGATACAGTAGAAGAACCTATTAATATTGATAACAGCGTAATACAAGCAATGCCTGCTATACCTTTAAGGATTAGTAATTCAAATTACACAACCTTTGGGGCTACTAAACAAGCAGCAATAGAAGATTTATTAGGAATTATTCATTTAGATCCAGATGAAATTATAACTGGTGTAATGGCTGATGCTGGTTTAGCTCCAGGGGATATAGATAATGTATATGTAAATTTTGGGGTAAGAATGTGGGATACCTCTCAAGCAGGTATGTCTTATTTATTTAGAATGTTTGAAAACTTATACCCTGCCCAAGGTTCAACTCAAGGGATATATAACAATACACAACCGGGTGAAGTCCCTCCAACTAATAATATTTTAACTCGTACTGAAGATAAAGAGGATGCATTTCAGTGGAACTATATTAGTTACGCATTTACCTCATTAGTAGATATTAATGCTAATAGTGGAAGTACAGAGAATGGAATCTATTATTCGGATATGTCAAAATTTGATGCTAATAATATTTTAGCTACGCCTTACTATAGTTCATCTGGCAAAGGTACATATAACGTTGGATATAAAGCTGATAATTTAACAGAAGTAGCTGATTTTTTAACAGGTAATGGGGTAACTAATCCTGGTACTACTACATCAGAAGCAACCAATTGGCTCCAAGTAACTGAAAGAATGAGTTATAACAATCCAACTCCTGTATTACAGGAATCTGATGGCAGTACAGCTACATTAATTTATTTAACTCCTGATGCCGTATATGAGAATAATGGATCAGGTGTATTAAAATTAGTTCAACAAGCCTCAGAAGAAACAACGTCTGGACAATCAATTACTTACTACAAAATCAAACCTAGTGGATTAGCTGCATATACGGTTGCTGCTCCTATTGGAGCTATGCGTGTTATTGATGGTGATACAGGTGTATTTAAAACCGTTAAATTCAATCTTGGAGCCAAAGAAGATTTAATGGTCCCTTTTGTATATACATTTGTAAAAGGTCTATCGAATACAGATCAGGCTCAATTATTTTTAGCTGGAGCTCATCTATCCATTTATGTAGCTCATTATGAAGTTATCCATCATGCAGGTATGGATTTTCTTACAGCTCTCGTAATGCTTATTCTTCTTGTAGTTATTATTTATTATACTATTACCACATTTGATCCTACTGCTTTAAAGGCATGGTTAGCAACTGTTGCAGGAGCTGCGGCTACTTCTGGATTACTAGCTGCGGCTCAAATAGTATTAAGTAAATTAGCTGTTTACGCCTTTAAATGGGTAGTTATGGCTATTATCCAACAGATTATTGTAGAAGTAGCAGGAGATACTGAATTAGGTATGATTCTTCAGCTATTAGCTACTGTAGCTTTCATGTCCTGGGAAGGAAGTATTACATATGGACAAGCACCACCAGATTTTGTAGGACCTATGCCTGCAAATGCTCCTTCAAGTATTCATTTTAATTCTATGACAAGTTTTAAAAGTCCAGCATCGTTTACTCCTCTGCAGTGGGCTGGACTGGCGGTGCAAGCATTCAGTGGTATGAGTTCATTGAAAGCAATAGCAATTGCAGAAGGTCTGGAAGAATTATCAGCTCGAAAAAGTGCTTGGGATATAGAACGAGCAAAAAAACTAACAGAAATTGAAAAATTAACTGAAATAGACTATGGGATGGATCAATATGGTGTTGCAGGAGCAACTCAAATGTCATGGAGAAAACAATCTGGAATACCTATGTATGCTGAATGGACCATTGCAGGGGGGATAGGTATAGTTCCTATGACATTAGCAAGTATTGCTATTACTCCAGATTTTGATTTTTATGGTGCAACGTACGACGTATAATAGTATGATTTCAATGACAACTGTATATAGACGCAGGAGATAACAAATGAATTATGGTAAACCTTTAAATCAACAAAATTTTAATAATTGGGAAGATCGATGGAAAGCGTCATGGAAACCGAGAGCTGGGCAGCAAGATGGGCTTCACGATATGAGTGGAGGTATTATGGAAGATACTTCGCCAACCCTTGGTGGAGTTCCTATATGGAGATTACAAGAGAAATTTGGTCAGGGTATGCGATCAAACTCCGGTATTTTAGCAGATCCTCAGCCAGTTCCAGGTATGCTTAGTAAAATGGGTTCTTGGATGGGTGGTCATCCTATGGATGCTGCGAAAATAGCAATGAATCTTTGGGGTGCTTATAATCAAAATCAAGCAATGGGCCAACAACAACAGTATATGGATCAAGTAGAAAAAGCTATGGTATTTGATCAAAAGGATGTAAATAGAAAATGGAAATTAGGTATGGGTGACTATAGAGTTAGAGAAGAAGATCAGAATCAACATCGTAAAGCACAAGGCATGGAAAATAAGAAAACTAACTTTACTGTATAAGGGGCTAGCATGTCAGTATTAAAAGGAAATATATCATCAGTAATGCGTAGGAGAGATAATACTCTCTTAGATAAACTGCGAGCAGGATACACAGATGCTGCTAGCATTCGTAATGCTGCATTAGCAGAAGCTAAAGACGCACTTGGGACTATAGGTAGTAGCGCTGATGATGATGTTAATTTAGCTCTATCTCAAGCTCAAACTAAAGATGAAGTTCAAAATATATTAGGTAATCTTAGCCCTTTAGCAGATAAAGGGACAGCTAGTACAGCAGGAGATGCACGAACTTTAGGTTTATTAAACGAAGAGAAATTAAGAACAGCTAATATTATTTCAGATATAGGTGCTAAAGATGTATTAGAAGGATACCAAAATAAGATAACAATAAAAAAAGAACTTGGGGAACTTGCACAATTTACTCCTGGTACACCTGAATACAAAGCAAAAGCAGAAGAACTACATCAACGTAATCTTGCCACCGGAACTCCTGATAAAGCAATCACTGACATTTATGATCAAGAATTTGGTAATGCTGATATTACTGTAAGTCCTGATACCATCCAAGCTGCTGTAGGAGTAGGCGTGGATATGACTAATCCAAGTAATTTTGGTAAAGCAGCACATGATAGAGCTGTTAGTACTATCTCAGATAGGTTAGAAGCACAATGGCCCGGTATACGTGATAAATCAGTATTTGATAAAAGAGCTAAAGATTTATTAAGTAAATCTGAATGGGGACAAAATTTTGATCGACAAACTAAACTTGAAGCAGGCGAAACTACTCAAAGTGTTCGATTAAAAGAACGTAGTGCAGCTATAGCAAATGCAATTAGTTTACAAGATCCTGATTTAGTTGATGCTGAAGTAAATAAGACTTTAAATTTCTTACAAGCAAATAACATAACTGGACCAGAAGCTGACGTATTTAATAAAAATGTAGAATTAGCATTAGATCGTTCTAAGGTAGATCCTGCTGCTGTTTTTGAAAATGCTGAGTATGGTGGTGTAGATTATAAAACAGCAAAAAAAATATCACCAATGCAGGCTTCTTTGTTAATAGCAGACTTAAAAGAAACATATCGTAAAAAATATCCTAACTTACCAGATAGATTATTAGACCCGCAAATTGCTAAAGTTATTAAAAATAATCAAGCACTAGGTTACGCTATTTCTGAGGGAAAAAAAGATGCTGCATTTCAATCAAATCTAGATTCAGATTTTAGAGAGGCAGCTCAGGAATATAAAGCACAACAGCATAAAGCTCTCTTTAATATGGCACAGCATGGTACAAAAACTTATATAGCCGATAGATTGACTAATAAGTTAACTAAATTAAAATTTAAATCTGGTGATAGTATCTCTCATGAAGATGCTAATGAAATATCTAGGGAAACTGCACAAGTAGTAGATCGAATAAAAGGATTTTTTAAGGATGAAAAGGGTAGATTTCTTCCTGGTGCTAGTAAACAAACATTAGCAGCGTTCCGATTAGCTGTCTCTAAAGCTATTATTGGAAATGCAGGTATTGATGAAGATAGCTTACCATTTGACGGAAATGATCTTGTATTTTCAACTTTAAATAGATATCGACAAATGAGTGATACTTCCGATTATGAATTGTTAAATTTATTTGTAGAAGCACTCCCAGATTCACAACGATCTATTAAAACGAATAGAGATGGAGATGTTAATGTAACAGAAGGAATTAATAGATTTACTGAATTTGCTCAAGGAAGACTTGCTGATGCGCAATCTCAAGATTTAGGTAGGATGTCTAGTGGGTGGAGATCAGTAAAAACCTCTCTTAATAGTCTGGGAGCAAATTTTGATAGGTTAAAACCTATACCTGTAAGTAATAGATTTAGTAGTCTTACTGGGACAGTTAATGTTGATTACTCGAAGATAAATACTTCTGTAAAAAATGCAAAAAATGCAATAATGGGTAAAAAGATTAATAAAGGAAATTCAAAGAATCCTTATCAATAACTTTTTATGAACTTTTATATAAGTAAAGATACCTCATGGCTCAGCCGACCAATGAAGAGATTATACAACAATTAACAAACTCCACAACTCCTGATCAATCTACGAATGGCGCTGCAGTAGCTACTCCCCCTCCTACAGAAACATCCGATGTTGCAGTGGCTAAAGCTAAATTAGCTTTTGCAAAAAACAATTCAAAGCAAAATGTTGATACAGCTAAAGCTGTACTTAAAGTTAAAAAAGCTTTAGGTATTGATCCTCGTGTTGAAACGCTTACAAACCACATGGACATCGTAGATGCACATGATGTAAATGCTTATGCCCCAGCTGATAAACCCCCTGCTTCTACATTCAATACTGTACGGACTGGAACGGGTCCAACAGAAATTCCACCAGGAGAAAAAGAATGGGATAGAAATGCATATACTAACCTTGTTATGCCAGCAGAAGGTGGTGCGGAAGGGTCCAACGCTAAAAATAAAACTTCATCAGCTACTGGAAGTTTCCAGTTTATTGAAGGCACATGGTTGGATTTAATGAAGAAGCATCCTAATTTGGGTCTAACTTACCCAAGTAAAGCTAATCCCAAGGCTATAGACGGACGTAAAGATCCAGAACAAGCAAGGAAAGCACATGAAGCGTTCATGGACGACAATATAAAGATTTTGAAAAAGAATAATCTTCCTATAACGAATACAAATATGTACATAATGCATACTCTCGGATCAGGTAAGGGGCCTGAAATTCTGAAACTTGCTAGAGATGGAGAGACTAAGGAAGCTTCAACATTTCTTAGTAAGAGAGTTCCATTAAATAATGAATCCTGGTTTAGGAATAAGCCCACTCCACAGGGTCTAGTAGATCACTTGTCAAAGCATTTACATCAGTATGCCCCAGCTGATCCACCGACAGGCACATATGTGGTAAAAAAGGGTGATACATTATCATTAATTGCTAAACGCAATAATATATCATTAGAGAAGTTAAAAGAATACAACCCTTGGACTAAAAAAGATCCTGACTCCATAGTGGAGGGTCAGGAACTATTTTTTGAGAAACCTATTGATTTTGAAGAAGAAGATTACCAATTTGGAGATGGTAGCGTAGCAGACTCGGGCGTTAGCCAAGAGTCTGCTACACCTATTGAACCTGATCCTGGTGATGAATTAGAAGATACTAGTCTTAGTAGAGAAGAACAGGATGCATTAGCTAGAAAAGCACAGTATGAACAAGATTTAAAGAGACACCCAGAAAAACTTGGTAGACCACTAACTCCTCCACCGGAGGTTAAGGATGAAGAAGAGGAGCTTAAAAGTATCCGTGCGGGAATTGAAGGAATTGATGAATTTGGAGCTGAAGATACATACGCTACTCCTGCTCCAGAAACATCCGCTGTTGAACCTGTTGTTGAAGAATCGATTGAAGAGACTGAACAGAAATTAACTCCTCTTAAAGAACATAAGCCCCATCCTGAAAAAGAATCAGTAGTACTTAATCAATTAGAAGCAGGTGTAGAAAAAGTTAGTGAAGAAGCCACAAAACTTGGCAATACATTAGTTGAAGCAAAAGATGCTTTTATTAGTGGTGTTTCACAAGCTCCAGATTTAGCACTAAAAGGTGCCGAAAAAGCTGTTAAATCAATTACAGATCAACTTCCTGATCTTCCTTCTACTGCTGATGCTGCTAAAGTATTTGATCAATTAGAAGCATTTGGTAATGACATACTTAATAAAGCAGATGAACTTATTGATACAGGAGTTGCTAAAGTTAAAGGTACCGCTACAGTAATAACAAAAGATGTTTTAGCTGATATTGAAATAGCTAAAGAACTTGGCAATAGATTAGTTGATGCAAAAAATAATTTTGTAAAAGGAGTAAGTAAATCTGGAGAAATACTATCTGATAAAGAAAAATGGGTTGATGCAAAAGATGCATTAGTTAAAGGTGGATCTAAAGCTCCAGGTGAAGCATTAGAAGGTTTAGGAAAAGCAGGAGATAGTATAGCTATAGGAGTAGGAGCAAAATCAGATCCATCTACATTACCGCCCCCATCTAATGTTAATTATTATGATTTAGTAAGTAGCAGTGATCCTAAAGAAGAACAACGTTTATCTATTATGAATATGGATGTTAGTCCACATGTAAAAGCTAGTGTTCTTGCATTAACTGAAGCACCACATATGGAGATAAATTCTCCAGTTGTTAAAACTAAAGGACCTAATGTTTTAGGACTTGAAGATGGTACATGGGTTGCAATTATTAATGGTAAACCCGTAACTAATTTAACTGAAGAAGAAGCAACTTATTATGCTACTCGTTTTGCACGAGATGCTGCAAATCAAGCTAATGGTGCTTATAAAGAATGGTCTATTGGTGATGTTAAGAACTATTTAATGGGAAGTATTGGTGGTCTTGATGCATATGTTGCAGGTGCTATTGTTGGAGAACAAAGTCTACAAGGAAAAGTTAATAATTATAATAAATTAAAACAGGCTCAAGTACTACTTAATAAGAAAGAAACTGATCTTACACCTGCAGATGTTAAAATGTATAGATCTATTCTTACTAGTAAAACTTTAACTACTGCTCAAGAACAATTTAAAAACGATCCAAAATTTGGAGTACTTTCTAAATTACAAAAAGAAGCTGATGAAAACAACGAACAAAGAGAAAGGATTACAGAATACGCGGATAAATGGAGAGCTCTTTTCCCAACAAATGATGCTGGATTTCAAGCGAGTCAATCAATTTATGATTTAATTGCTGATAAAGATGGTGAACTTGCTGCTGTTTGGGAAATGTTAAAAAATCATAAAGCAGCTTATGCTAAAGAAGGATTAGGTAGTGCTGCGTATTCTTTAGCTTTAGTTGCTGGAGGATTGTTTACAGGAAGTGCCACATTAACTACTTTTATTAGAGATGAATCTCAACGTGCTAAAGCAGCATGGATTGAAAAGCATGGGGAAGAAAATTACACGCCAGAAGTTCAAAATTCTATTGAAAATTGGATGGCATTAAAAGTAATTACTCAAAAAATAAGTTTAGGTTATTTAGATAAAGTAGTTGGTAAAGGTCCTCCTGGAGGACATGTGCAGTGGATTCGAAAAATAGCTAAAAAGATAGGAGAGAATACTCCTACTAGCATTAAAATTTTAGGTAAAATTGGAGGTAAAGCTGTTGATTTCGTAAGTGGTGCAGCTGGTGAAGCTGTTCAAGGTGGTGCAGAAGTAGTTATTGAGGGACAACTACCCAAAGAAACAGTTGATTGGAGAGCAACATATAAGGGCGCATTAATGGAAGGACTTGGATCTCTAACATTAGGACCTACATTTGTTGCAGCAAATGTAACAACAGCTGTTACTAAAAAAATTCTTAGTCCATCAAATGAACAACAATTAAAAGATGGATTAAAAAAGAAAAAAACTGCAATAGAAGAACAAATTAAAAGAATTGAAAAATTTGAAAAGGATACGAATCCTAAAGATCTTGCGCGTTTAGAAGAACTAACTAATGAAGTTGTAGAAGTTGAATCAGCTATAGCTGAATTACCTAATGTTACTACTGATGCAAAAAGTGGTGAATTAAAAGTAGAAACAAAAAATCCTAAAATTAAAAAATTATTTGAGAAACATAAAGATTTAGCTAATCAAACTAATGGTACTGTAGACGATGTGATAAATGCTATTAGTACAGATTTAGAAGAAAATTTAAATACTTCAGGGTCAGAATTAGATACATTACAAAGTCGTTTACCTCAAGTTGTTACTAAAGAAAATAGTATAAGAGAAACTTTTGCAGGACGGTCAGATACTGATACGATTAAAGTAAAAGATACACAATATGGGGAAGCATTAAATAAAGAAGTTGAAGGATATGAAGAAGATCTTAAAACAATTGAAGCTGATGAAAAATCTTCTGATATTCAAAAAATTATAGCTACGGAAAAAGTACAAGAAAAAATAAATAAAATTGGAAAGGTATTAGAAGAAACAGCTAAACCAAGTTTATTAAAAGCTGAAAAAGAATATCAAAAACTTCAATTAGAAAAAGTAACAACTCAACTTGAAGGTAAGCAAGAAAATATAGTTAATGTTCAAATTAATAAAAATGCTGGAAAAGATATTGATGATAGTGGGGTTGATGCTATTTTAGAAGAAATAACAATGCTTGCTGAGCCAAAAAATAATCCTAACTACATACCTATTGAAGATCATCCAGATTACGGACCTGGTGATATAGTTGATCTAAAAAATGATGAAAATCAAGAAAGTCAAGATACACAAGGCTATGTAATTGAAGAAATTGTTGGATTATTAAAAGATGGAAAAGTGCATGTACGCATAAAAGGTCTAACTGAAACTATTCCAGTAGACCAGTTAATTCCTCGAGTTCGCCCTGATGAAACTCCTCGTACGATACTAGAAAAATTTCAAGAATTAACTCAACGCAATATGAGCGATGAGGCTCGAAAATTAGTCCAAGCTAAATTTGATGAGTTTGTTAAAAAATATGCTCCTAAAGATGACGGTAAAGGGGGTAAAACATTTGGTTCTATTGAGGATAGCGAAGAAGAGCATGATAAATTATCCATTGATGAAACAAAGAAAAAATTAGCGCAATCAAAAGCAGATCCAGATGCTCCTGCAGAAGATACACTCTATTGGCAAAATCAAGTTGATAGAAAAATAGAAAAAGCTAAAAGAGCTGAAAAAGAAGAACAAGCCGAAAAAACAATGGCTGATGTTCATGAAGAAATTTTAGAAGGTGATACTAAAAAGTGGAAAGGTTTAGCTAAATACCATGAAGAAATTATTAATTCGTATAAGAATCTAACTGATCCTGTACTTCGTGACAGACATATTAGAGCACTTACTTCGAAAATGATTACTCATGCGACTAATTTAAGTAGTAAATTGGCTGAGTTTAAACGAGCTAAAGGTATGATCCCTAACTTAGCCTCTGGTATGGGTGCTGTTGTTGTAGGTTCAATTGATGAAAAGTCACCGAGAGGTGTACGCAAAATGAACTACAAAACGGTTTCTATGCCATTAACTGAAGCAGATGCAAAAGCTCAAGCTAAAGCTAATGGAGTTGAATATAAAGAAGGATCATCATTTGAAGCTCGTAAAACTAATGGACAATTCGTTACTCTTATCAGTGATAAAACCCATAAATTTGCAAACTTTACTATTAATAAGTCTGATGGTCTTATTAATAATTTAGAAGGAGAAGTTAAATATGGCAAGTTAATTATGGGAACAGTGCAGGGTTATAAGAAGACTTCTATGGCCCAAACAGCTGCTAATCAAGAAATTAAGATTAAAGCTAAGCAAAACGTATATGACACACTAGTTAAGCTAAGAGGGGCTATGCCTCGCGTTGTTGAAGAAGTAACAGATGAACAACGAGAAGATATTAAAATTGATGAAACAGTAGACGAAGCTTCTACTTTAGAAAATCAATTAAAAGAAGCTAAAACAGAATTAAAGACTACTGTTGATGCATTTAATGAACTGGGGGAAGGTGATGAGAATAAAAAAATTCTTCGAGACAAAATTGACGAACTCAAAACAACAATTGCAGGTCTTGAATCACGTATCGCAGAATCCAAAACTGATGAACCAGCAGGAGATGACACTCGGACAGAAGATAAAGCACCTGAAGAATCTGCTAAATCTCCTGATGAATCTACTCCTGATGTGCGAGAAACTACTAAAGATGAAGAAGGTAAGCCCGGAGAGCAAATCGAATTCTCCTTCGCAGGAAAGAATTTTGTAGAGTCTGCTACTCTAATATATCAAACAGCTCTTAAAGCAGTAAGCAAAGATAATTTAGATAAAGCTCTCGGCCTAGTTGGGAAAAAATTTACTGATTTAGTTAATATAGGTAAACGAGTTAAAGAAGGAGGTATTCATACTCTTTCTGATGCTGATTTTGAATCTACTAAAGCACTAACTAAAGCATTAACAAATCTAGGACTTGATCCTAAATCAGCTAAAGTTTTAGTTGCTAGGTACAGCAAATTTGCAAAACGTTTTAGAGAAACTCTTTATCATGCAATTGTAAAAGGAAATACAGTTGTATTAGTAGATAGTAGCTCTACTGAAAATGAAGCTAAATATGCGGGTACCCAATTTAAAGTTTTAGCTATTAAAGGAAAAGAAGCAGTAATTCAAGCTCCTAATGCAAATGATGGTAAAGCTCTTACAGTCCCACTTGCAAATTTAATTGATACAACTAATTACGCTATTAGACAACCCTTGTCATTACTGTATCGTGAAGATACGAAAAATCCTGATAATCATCAAGGAATATTACCTAATCAAGTTATATTCTCAATGATGGTTGGTGCAATGACATGGAGACAAAGAACTGCAGATAATAATGTATTTGGAGATAGTGACTATAAAATGGAAACTTTTCTCTATAATAATACTCAAAAATTAAATCAAAATGAGAAGACTGAACTAGGTAAATTAGGATACAGCTATAACGATGTAGCTAGACAGATAGGATATGACATATCCCAGATGCTACACTTATCCCCAACTAAAGCTTCTGGTGAATTAACACAAGAAGGAATAGATATATACTATGAACATCTAATTCCTGCTCTTGGAATGGCAGCTATTGAAACAGCTCAAGGCAATGATAGTGAAGCTTACTTTATTAAAGATGTACATAAATGGGCATTCGATGAAGCTACTGTACCAGGCAGAGCCTATAACAATAATGTTAAGGGGTCTAAAGCTGATAAAGATGGATTTGGATATAGGCAACTTAAGGTTAATGAGAAGCGCCCACCTTCAGAAGAGGGATTAGCTGCAGTAAAGGATCTAACTACAACACTTAATTTAGATATTCAATCTAATGCTGGTCCGCTACAAAATCCACGAGATATTCGAACTGATGTACCCGGTACTTTTGGAGAAGTACCTCAAGAAGTTCAAAGACTCATGAAAAAACTACATAAGGTTGAATGGAGTAAATCTCAACCAATGGATATAGTTAGTGATCTATTTGAAGATCATAGTGATGTTCTAGAACAAGTAATGGGTATTGAAGAATTATATGAAAAAGATGCTAATGGTGAATATGTATATGTATTAGATAAAGATGGTAAACGTAAAATAGATAAAAACGGTGAACCTATTAAAAAAGGTAGATGGCATGAATATGATATGGAGTCTAAAGCAGCTTCTAATAGAGATAAATTAGCTAGCTTAAAAAGACTTGTAGAGGCTAATGATCGTAATGAATTAGATAAATTTTATTTTACTTATAGCCTGCAGAATCATCATCGTATTATGCAAGAAGGCAAGATCAATCCTCAAGGAAGTAAAGTTGATCGTTTCCTATTAAAATCCTGGGAACCAAAAACTTACAACGAAAAAAATCTATGGAAGTTTGAGTTAGCTGTTGCTCAGAATTTTGGAAGTGATATTGATAAACAAACTTATGGTGACTCAAAAACTTATTTTAATGATCTTGTTAATAACAGTAATGTATTAGCTGCAGTTCATGCTTATCAAAAATTAACTAAAGCAAGAAATCTTGTAGAGAGCACTAAGCTTAAAAAAGCTAATAAGACTAAGCATAAGAATGCACTGGTGGCGAAGAAAGCAGCAGCTAAAGAATTTGCTGATGCGTTATCTATTGTTAAATTTGGCGAAGATACTAAAGGTGGCAACATGTCTTTACTCCAGGGTATTGCTGGATTAGCTCAGTACATGACCGTATCTCCTAGTAAATCAGCTAAGCTTGGCTTTAGAAAAACAATTAATAAATCATTTGAATCAGATATTGTTATGGAGATTGATGGTATCTCTAATGGCTTTGCAATGAATGTTATGCAATTTCCTATGTGGAAAAATATGCCAGAGATGCTTGCTAAAGTAGCTACATATTTTGGTAATGATACTGAGCATGATACTAAAGCTCCAGATACCTATCAGACTCTTGCAGAGTATGTACAAGAAGCAATGGGCGATGGAACATTAAATCTTGAATCTAAATCCAATAAGATAGCAATTGATTTTATTAATAAGAATCGATGGAAAGATGATTATAGTGAATTCTCTTTATATAAAGAAAATAAATGGAATTATCATGTAAAGAAAAAAGATAAAGGTAATGAAAAAATTGAGAAGAAAGCTGCTGAGAATTTACTTAGTGACTATAATAAATTAAATGCTGCACTTAATACTATCTACCCCGATTTTACACAAGATGCTGGAGCCCTACGCAGTGTAGTTAAATACCCGTTTATTATCCATATGTACGGTGGCGGTATAGATCGTATTTCTAAAGACGTTACTAAAGATATTATTAGTGAACTCTACTCCCAAGTTGGAGTAATGCAACAAACATACAATAGTATGAGAGCATCGTCTGCAGAAGCAGAAGCTTTTTTCCAACAATATAAATTTACAGACGTAGGTGAACGACTTGAAGGAGAAGCTGCAGATATTGCTCAAGAATTACGAAGTTATGCAAAACAGATGACTGATTTTGTAAATGCATTAGAAGCATTAGGAGCTTTTCGACAAGAGAATCGAGGTACTAAACCTGTTGTTACAAAAGCACAATTTATAGAATCTATGAAAAAAGGTGAATCATTAAATAAATATTTTAATGATAATTACCTCCGTGCCAATATCAGTACTACAATAGCTCCTCGATTTGATCATGGTCTTAAGACTATGTTAGCGCCTACTCAGGAAGCTAGAGATACCATTGTTCAAATGGGTGGAGTACTGCATGGTACGTTTATGGTTCATTTTAAACGAGCCTATGATACAAAATTAAAAGAAGTTGGTCGTAGTTCTTTAACTAAACATGAATTAACTAAGTTAATTAAAGATACAAAAGGTGAGTTGATTAAAGTATTTCCTCAGTATAAAGGACCTATATCTAGTATTGATGAAAATGGTAATACGGAAGGATTTATTGATTTATCTAAAACTGAAAATGTTTCAGTACTAAACGAGAAAATAGGAGTACCTGAAAACATTGATAAAATGAGTAGTAAAGAACTCATTAATTTTGTTGAAGAGAATGTAGATGACTTAACTGAAAATGCTAAAACTAGATTAATTAAAATAATAAATTTTAAAAAGGATATTCCTGAAGAAATACAATTAGATTTAGTTTCAAGTCTTCAAGGTAGAGATAAACTTGCTGACGAAAGAATAGAATATAGAACAGCTAATCAGGGTAAAGATGGTAAGTATGATTCTAATACTTCTCAAACTCATAATACCTTCCCACAACAATTAAGATTTATTGAGCCTGGAGTGTCTGCTTTAATTCGTCAGATCATTAATATGGACTCTGTTCTGCTAACTCAGACAATGAATGGTGATTCAAATATTAATGTTGATGGTAAACGTTGGGTTGGGGATTTAAATGTATTAATGCTACATGATGCATTTATGGCTAGCCCAGAACAGCTATCTACCATTAGTGCAGCTTATGGACAATTGTTTCTCCACTATAATCGAACACATAGTGTTATTGAGCAAACTTATGATCAAGTCCAAAAGGTTCTTGGTATTACCTCTCAAATGGATAATGATATTGTAGAAAAAAACAATAATGAATGGCCTGAAGGTGTTCGTAGTCTTGAAGCAGAACTTATGGATTGGGTTAAAAATGAATTTTTTGATAATAAGAATAAATCTGATGATGACAAAATTGGTTATCAAGAACTAATAGAAGGTTTTGCAAAAGTAAAAGACAAAGTTTTAGAAGCAAGACGACAACTTGAAAAATTAGCTTCTGAAAATGGTGGACTTAATGAATCTCTACAAATGTTTATGCAGAAACCAGAAGGTCAATCTCAAGATCAAGTATTGAGAGAGGGAATGTTAGCTACAGCTGAAGAATCAGTTAATAATAGAGAACGTAATCCAGTAGCTAAAAAAGAGATCGCAGAAACATTTACTAGAACGTACGAAGAACATCAAACTTCTTTTGACTTTTTTACTGAAGAGGATAAACAAGAATTAAAATCTTTACTGGCTGAGAAAGGAAAGATTTATGGTGACCCAAAAGATATGGGTGACATAACTCGTAATAAAGTTAAAACATTATTTAATGATTTTGTTGAGCTATCAGGTAATTATTATAATAACGCGGAAGAAGAAGCTAGTCATACAGATAGTCTAAGTCGCGTATTAGATATATTAAGTAAAGGTTTTGATGCAACAGCAGGCATTCAATTAACATATGAACAAATCGAAGGAATTACTCAAGGAACATATAGTGAAGCTCAAGAAAGAATAACAATTTCAGCTAGTCGAAATGCCCCAAGAATTCGTAATGGTCAATCTCCTCAGGAAGTCTATACTCATGAACTACTACATGGGATGACTTCTATAGCTATTGATCAATCCCCTTTAGTTAGGCAAAGAATTGAAAGATTGTATTCAAATGTTGAAACTACTTTAGAACTAACATACGGTAAAGGACAAGGTTATAAAGTGTTCTTACCACCTGGTACAGGTCCTACAAAATTAGCTACTGCTGCAGAAATTGTTATGGCTAAAAAACAATATCAGCATGCATTCCATGCAAAAGAAGAAGCTCGATTACATGAGTTTATGGCTTATGCTAATACGAATGCGTCTCTATCTAATTTCATGAAGAGTAATTCCATTGCTCAAAGGACCGGGTTATACGGACGAATGTTAGATATGATTAAAAATATTGTTGATATTGTTAGAGAAGTGTTAGGGCAACGTGTGTATAAGCCTGAGAATGACTTACAGTTGTCAGAAGCTATTGCCATAACTGAACAACTCGTTGCAATTCAGAATAAACATAAAAGTAAAGCTGAACAAATACAAAGTAAAACATATAAAGCTTTAGATGCATCTGATCAAATAATTAGAAATTTTGCTAATAAAGCTTATAAAAAATATGCGAGAGCAGTAGTTAAATCTACTGAAGAAGGAAAACCTAGTTTTGAAAGTGCTGATCCTGGATTAAAAATTGCTACTGGATTAATTGCACTACCATATATTTATTTTGGTGAAGATAATACTATCACTGAAGCTCGGAATAGTTGGATGGAAAAAATGAACTATTCAATGCGAGGACTTCTTAAAGAATTTGGAGATGGTGTTCTTAGTGAGAAAATGATTGAACAACTACTTCAATCAAAAGTTCATATATCAAAACAACGTCAACTAGCAGAAACATTCCAAATAGATTGGTTTAATGGAAATAAACGAGATGGGATAAAAAGTATTTGGAAATCATTAGATCCAACTAAACGACATGCTATGTCTGTTGAAACCAGGGAAGCACTCACTAATGTAATGTTACGCAGTGATATATCTCAACTTATAACTGCCGGTTTAGATCTTAATTCACCTGCTGGAATGAAAAAGATTATTGGATTAATTGGTAAAGATAAGAATTCAATACGAGCTAGAAAACAATTACAACTAGATATACTACGCAGATTAGGTGTAACAGCAGATAGTGCTGCTATCCAATATGCTGATGAATTAGGGTATTGGCAAATGACAGGATTAACTGAACGATTAGCAGACGCTCGATCTAATGCATATTCAATAGCTTTAGATTATCTTTCTAATCCTACAGAAGAACGAGTAGGTTTATTAGATGCATATGCAACCATTTCAGCATTAGATCATATTGATACACAAGATGCTCATTTAATTAAAGACTTAGCTAAAAATGAATTTAAAGCTGATTCTCAACAAAATGGCATTATTAGTATTATGCAAGCGCATATTAATTTTAAAGCAAAATCTCGAAAAGATTTATTCGATGGTGATCCTACTCAAATGATGAAAGGATACGTTGTCGAACGCATGGATAATCTAACTGATATTCAAATTGGTACAGTAGAACAAAAAGAGGAATTTGATGAGAGAGGATATACAGAGTCTGTTAAATTAAGTAAAATAGCTACTAATCAAACACACTATGTTATGTATATTAATCGAAATAAACCAGAAGTAAAAGATGTATCTGGGATTATGTCTACGACTAATACACGGAATCAAGGAACAACGTTAACAGAAATATTAAGTTTAAATCCTGCCTATCAGGTTGGTAATACTGGTAGGCCAGATATGCCTGCAATTCGCGCTAAGCTTAAACAATTTAAACAACATCAAAATAAACTAGCTAAGAAGTTAGGATTTGATGATCGATTTAAATTTCGTCCGTTATTTGATCAGAATAATAAGATAGTTGATTATCGAATAATGATGAATCATGAAGACACAAAAAATATTATTAGACCTGATTTAGAATTCCAGAATGTATTTGCGCATATGCATTCTAATTTAGTGGATCGTAAAAATACGATTTTAAATGATAAAGAAACAATTCACTTATTAGTACATGAACAGGAAGAGCTATATAAAACTCACCCGAAGCAGTTTATTAATATGTTAGATCCCGCATCGGCATATCATGAACGTTATAAGAAAATGCCTCGTCCAATTCGAGAATATATGCAAGAGTTTGCTGTTAATGGTGAGTTCATGGTTCGAATTGATATTGTTGATAAGGTCTTTGGATATAAACAAAAAGATATTACTCAAGCAAAAATTTTTGAGAATAATAAACATCCATTAGCTGAAAGAGTTGCCGGTTTAAGTCATTATACAATTAAAGAAACAGTAGGGTGGGGTAAGAATCGAGTAGTATTAGCAATTCCAAAAGTTATATTTTTGAATATGATGTCAAATGTAACACAGTTAATGATGCGTAAAATTCCACCGTCTTATATTTTTAATAAATTAATTGAAGGACTTTCTGAATATAAGAAATACAGTAAAGATACTATTGAAATGAATAAGCTTCAGTATGATATTGATACAAAAAAATTACCAGATAATAGTCCTGAAGCTCAAAAAGTAAAAAGATTAAGAGTTAGAATTAAAGGAAATAAAATTCATAAAATGAATGAAGCAGGTGTGGATTCATTAATTATTGAGGATCTTAATGCGGCTCAGTTGGATGGATATTGGAATAGAATGTCTCGTCTACTATTTAAAGGTAAACTTAAAAACGTTGGGGATAAAATTCCACGATCAGTACAAACAGTTGCACATACATTGTTTTGGACTAAAGAAAGTATTCCATATCAATACTCTAAACAAGTAGTACAGATGACAGATTTTATGGGTCGATATGTAATGATGGAACATAGTCAAAATGTTTTAGGAAAATCCTTTAAAGAATCATTACATGAAGCATTAGAAGCATTCGTATTATTTGATGAGTCTCTTATTGCTCCATTAGAAATGCTTGACGCTCTTGGTGCTACTTCCTTTTTATCTTATTGGTTAAGAAATCAAAGAGCTGTTAAGAAACTAGTAATGAGTAATCCATCATCTGTTGCTATCTCTGCTCTTCTACAGGAAATGTCCGGAATTCCTACTCTAGGTAATGTGAATAGTGCTTGGATGGGTGGAGACTTCTCACCGAATGTCTTCCAGACTGATGATCTATTTGATGAAGCAAATAATATAACTCTCTTTGAAGTACTATCAGATCTAAAGAATTTCTAATCCCGGAATTCATTCTGAATACTCCAACCGTTACCCTCAGCTATATCTCTAATTAATAGTACAGCTTGTTCTTGTTCTTTGGTTACTGAAATATTAGGATCGTTTAAGTAATCATTTAATAGTTTACTCACTATTAGTAGTGCTTCTTGTAGATTAATCATTGGTATGTCTCACGGTGAATAGAACTCTATAGAAACCATAGAGTATAGCTACAGCCAGTAATAGTAATCCTAGAGGTAACATAAGTATCCCCGCGATTAGTAGAATCAGAGTTCCAATAGTATAGAGTATACTTTTAATCTGGATCATTGGAATAAGGATTTAGGAAGATTAAAATCTTCTGTTTCAGGAATTGTTTCTTCTACAATTTTAATATCAGATTCTAATATAATTTCTTTTTCTTCTTTTAATTCTTTAGTTGCTGCGGCCATACCTCCAGCAGCTATCTTTTCGATACGATCTTTTTTAATAACAGCTTCTTTAATCTTATTCTCTGTTGTTTCATCGATATGTACTTTAGCTTTGATCTCTCCTTTTTCCTCAGGAGTAAGTCTACGCTTTAGTTTCTTTTCAGCTTCATGGAGAGCTAGTTCTTCAGTAGTACGTCTCTTACCTGATATGCGTCCATATTCCCATTTAGATTTTCCATTAACAGGAGGAGCTTCTATAGGAGCAGAAACTATCTGTTCTGATTGTTTCTTTTTAAGTGCTTCTTTTACTATAGATTCAACATCTATATCTATCTCTATTTTCATTCTTCCTCCAGTTGTATTTTGGTAATTTCATCTATTTCCCAATGTTTTAATCCATAGTGAGCAATCATTAATGCATCGGCTCTACCATCTAGTAGACCTCCACGTTTACCATGTAGTTCTGCATTTGGATATAATCCTTGAGCTATCTTAGCTACTTCTTTTTTAATAGATTTACCTTTAACAGTTACACCTATATATTTTTGCCATACTTTAGGAGTAACTATGTGAGGTGAATCTTTTAGTAGTAGTTCTGCAATAGTAGTAATCATTCCTACATTTTTACCAAATCCAAAATTAGATTTAGCTGACATTCCATGCATAGAATGTACATCTTCTATCCATATATAGTATTCTCGAGATAACAGTGGTTTCTTCATTAGTATGTCGATAAATTCGTACAACCAGTGTTGAATATACCAAGTATCCTGTTTCTTTAAATCTAACAGGGCAACGCTGTCTGGACTCTCTGAGTCCAGAACAGCGATTGCTCCATTAGTTCCTGGATCAATACCTGCAATTAGCATGGTAAACTCCTAATTAAATAATGAACCTTGTGCATTACTTTCAGCAGGAGTGCTACCCATGATAGCTGCAGCTGATGCAGGCTTATCTTTACTACTCTTATCAATGACAGTGCCAGTATTCTTAGCAGCCCATCGATCAAACATAGTAGCGTCTTCATCTTTAGTAATCTCTTCAGCGGTTTTACCACTATCGACACTACCAAAGAACTTACATTCATTAGTAGTCCTAGTTTCGCCTGTAGGCTCATAAGTACCATTTGTACCTTTAGCAGTCTTATCTTCAATAGTTTGATGAACAGCTACTTTGACAGACTTATTAACTAAAGCCATAACAACTGGACGTTCTGTTGGAGCTTCTTTCTTCAGCTCAACATTCCAGATATTAATGGTCTTCTTTTCGATTGTGCCACCTTTATTAGCAGGCTTCATACACTCAGCCAGAGATTTACCGGTAACAGCAACACATAAAGAGTTAGCACTAGCGTAACCTGGGAGTGGAATTTGTTTACCATCTTTAACATAGTAAACTTTATTCCCTTTAGCTTTGCCGGATCGAATACAGAAGTTCTCTCTCATTTCTTTACCTTCAGAGTTCTTCAGTATAATATTCAACCATTGGGCTTCAGATGTAGTCTGATTGAGATATGCCATCGTAATTGATGCATCATATACTCCAGATTCCCATGCGAATCCTCCGCCTCCTACTCGCTCAATTGAAGGCATTTCACACCCTTTTGGTAGTTCCCATTCACTCATAATTTAATATCCTTTCTTATAGTGGTATTAACTTCTATTTAACCATTTTTCTGATTTATATCTCTTTGTTTTATAAGATAATCCTCTAATACTTTAGTGAAATCTTTAAGAGATAAATTAGGTCGTGTAGCTAATGTTTTATCAGCTACTTCCTGTACTACTGCAAAACCTATTTCTACAGCATTAAACACAATATCTTGAGTTAAATGGTGCATTTTGTTGTCTGCATCATAATTCATGCTGGCTCCTTTACTTAGGCTGAATATTAGCTATAATAGCATATTTAGGTAGATTTATCAAGGACTTGAGGAAGAATAGTAGCAGTGGGCAGAGGGAGATTAATGCCTTATTCACCGCTACTATCCCCCGGTGGCTAACATAACTGCCTCTATCTAATGATCTGGCGATCATAAAATAGAGGACTAGTGATTTATAACGCTTCCGTTAGAGTATCCTAATGAAGGAGGAGGAACCCATAAGGCAGGTACCATTAGAGTACTCTGTTGTATCTTATCACAACTACTTATAATACTCGTGAAGTCTATTAACAACATTTTGAAGATTGTTATCTATGTAGGTCTCCTTCATATCCCACATCCCCATAGGGGCTCTCATTCGCTCATTAACGGTCTCTTTTGTAAGTCTGGTCTGGTAGACATACTTGAATCCATTAGCTTTATCTTCCTCTGTAATCACATATAACTTAGATTTAGCAAATTTACCATCTAACTTGGTTAGTGGAAGTTTTTTCGTGGATATTACAGTAGTAAAGAAGCTCTCAATACCTTGATTCATTAGTGATCCTTTAACCTTAACTAAGGTCTCATTAACCATTTCGGCCTCATTAAGGATATCTGAGGTATGAGCTAGAAATACTACATTTTTAGTAGATTTAGCAACTACTTGAGACATGAGTTGTTTCATGTATTGAGCATACTGTCCCCAAGCTTGCATAGTATTGGTAGCATTAAGTACTTTAGTACTTTCGTACATATCCATTAGATATGTAAGTGTATCAATTACAATGGTATGTACATCTTTATGCATTGGTTTTTCAGCTTCTTCAAAAGCTTGATATACCTGCATTGGATCAGTAACTATTAATTCTTTAAATTTAGTTTTAAATGGCAATTTCTTACCATTTTCGCAATTTAAGTACATAACACCTTCAGGATTATCCATAGCCATTAGACTGGCACTCTTGCCAGAGCTGGATTTCCCTGAAATAAGTACTAAATGATTATTGTTCATCTATTAATCCTCTTTTAGTTAGTTCTTTACTGATAGATTTAACTGTACTGTTCATAAATTGATCTTCTGGTAAGGGAACTGCTAGTGAATGATTAAAGCTTTCTAGCTTTTCCACAATTTCACCTAGATGCATTCCTGAGTCTATCATTACCATGCCATATCTGTATAAATGATTAGCTCTGTTACCTTGAGATGTATGAGTTCTGAACCATCGTTCAATATTATTCATACCTGCTGCACTGATTTGTGCTTTGGTCTCATCAGAACGTTTAGTTTCTGGAATAAACATTGTTGCATCTATAACACTACCTTGATTGTATTCATAGTGCCCTGGGTGTGATGCCCACTTTCGTGCAATATCTTTAGCAGCTTCATCTACTGGGAATGGTAACCATTCGAATACATTAGTCATAAATCTTGAATACTCATCTGAAGATAACTTTAGCTTATGAGATAACGGAAGTATTAATCTAAATCGATTTAGTTCAGGTGTATGTCGTTTAGTTGTTGAGATTAGAAAATTGTAGTCTTCTAATAAAACTTTAACTGTAGATATACTTACATCGCCATCACAATCTAGAATTAAAAGATCAAATCCTGCAATAGCATTTTCACTTTTACGATGTCCATTAATAAATGCATGTGCTGCATAGTGATACCCATCAGCAGTTGTAAGCTTATGGAGTTTATCGAATGGTGGATGCTCAAGAACATAATCATGTGCAATATCTTTACTAATAGAAGTAGTTAACTTATCTAAGCTAGTTTCTATTAGTGTTTCACCAATAAAGAATTCGATATCATCAATGGCTCGTCTCTTAATAATAATATTATTCTTATAGCCAAAGGACATTGCTAGTGTCATTAGATCTTTACGCTGGGATTCAGAGCCTTTATAGAATGGTAGTTCTTCAATTAGTTCATGTTGAGTAACTTCATTATCACAATCAGCTAAGTAATGAGCTAAACGCTCATAGGGTCCTTGTTTACGCATTAGTAGATGAAAAGCTTCACCAGAATCTTCTACTACACTAATGGCGTAATCTAGGTGATCTTGTGTTACATCTGGAGAATTATCAGCATATGCATAAGCACCTGCTAATTTAAGACTTTTATAATGTCTATGACTCATCTCTGCTTTATGTAAAGCCATATGGTCTTTAAATTGATCTGCTGTTGCTTCGCATTTCATTTGATATTTAATTAAATAAATAGAGTTATCCTTAGACATCTGTAATACAGGATTAAATGGTCTTTTTGCAAAGTTACTAAATGCAGTTTGTATAGTATGAATACTAGTAGCTAGATTAATGTCTACCATCTCAGCATAGCGTTCTTCAGCTGATGCATATTGAGTTCTATGACTATCAACTGTGTAGCCAAATAGTAATCTACGTGCGTAACCTGTTTCTAAGAATTGTTTAAATTCATCTTCAACACGTCCACCATCCAATAATTTAGTTGGAGTACCAAACATCATTAGATTAGTAGGTGTATTGCCTGGCAGTTCTTCAGATCGAATATTCTCTGGCGTGTTCTTAATAAGCTTTTGTTTGATTAAGCCTATGTCATATAATTCTAGAAATGTATTAAGAACATCTACATTAGCAGACATATTAGATCCAACTTCATCTAGTTCTAGATTCATTGAACCTGCAGAAGCTAATAGTAATTTCTCTCGCATTTGTTTAACAGCTGGTGAAGTACCACTATCAAAACTAAATGCTAGTTCTCCTAATCGATCAAAATGATGTGTGAACCTATCTTTTTGAATTGCGTATTCTTCAGTTAATGGAAGAATAGATTGTCCACTCGTTATTCGAGCTTGAGCTCTTTCTTGAGCTAGAACTTCAATGTTCTCTTCTGCTTTTCTAGGGAATACTGAGTTTAAGAACTCTTTTTTAAAATGAGATACGAACTCACGTTCTAAAATATTAGTTGAATGACCTTTACCGGTACCTGATACCATTAAATTTAATACATAAGTATTAACTGGAATGACATCTCTATCATTAGTTTGAATATTACATCGCATCATCGATGCTACTTTAGATAAGTAATATCCAACTAGAATACGAAAAAAATGTCGATTATCATTGTTGACTTTTCTAACAAGGATATCGACAATCTGTTCTGAAAACGGATGGTACTTCTTTTTTGTCATACTTCTTCTCCTGCTCTTTTTTGGGCTAAGGCATCTCTGCTACATAGTTGAGCGATACTGAAATAGTTTCTTCCATCTGCGTAGTTATCGTCTGTGTATGGGTTCCATACGGATCGAACCATTTTTAAAGCTGCCATCTTTAATGAATATAGATGAGCTTTATTTTCCCAGGGGGATTCTTTTGCATAGTCATCTAATGCTGCGCAGATAGTTGCCCATGTCTCAAAGCATTCTTTTGGAGGACCATACTTTTCTTCTCTATCTTTTATAATTTCAACATCAGTCATTTCGTGATCTTGCATTTTCTATCTCCTGTAATTCTCTTGTAAATTGAATAGCTACATCTATTAAAACTTGATCTGTAATGTCTCCTTCGTCAGATAATATAACTTCTATATATTTTAATTTTTGTATAGTATTTAAAGGTACATCATCATGCATCACTCACCTCCTCTGGCATTAGTTTTGTAATAATTAGAATATTAGTTCCATTATGTAATACATCAGTAATACCAAGATTACTTGCTGTATCCATTGGGGATATCCAGCATGGAGTGTTAATACGCATTATTTTATCTGCATAAAATCCATCTGAGTCTTCAAAACCCATAAATGATTTATCTACGCAAGATGCTAGTACAGAAACAAAGTCTCCTGCTAGTACTATATTTGTAGTAGGTTCGAATGCTAAATCTTTAGCGTAATCTTTATAACTATGAGGAGTACCTGGGCTTTCTTTAGCTGCTGTATCTAAATATACAGGTAAATGAATATCGTATTTACTTATTGCTTTAATAATTGCACCAAGACTCATTTGATGTTGTCCATGTGTATTCATAATATTTCCTTTAATAATGGGGCCCTTGGGTGGATTTGAACCACCAACTACCGATTTAATCATCAGTTACTCTACCATTTGAGTTACAAGGGCAAAGTTACTATGCTTCTGATCGGCCTAGGCCATATTTTTCTTGTATTGTTTTACGGGCTTTTTCGGGTAAGTGATCTGTCTTGGGTTCTAGCTTGTTGGGACAATCAAGTAATTCAATTTTAAATCCATCATCAATTTCTTCGTGTTTTACAGTTACATGTAAATAAGTAAGTAACCATTCTATTGCATCTTTTTCAGTCTCTGCTTCAACAACTTGATTAAATGTTATTTTGAATTTTTTCATTGGCATGCTGGCACCTCGTAAAAGTAAATGCATCTATAGCTGCATACACATTGTCTTTTTTTCCCTTCACAAGCTGAAACTCAACAACTCAATGTGATCAGAGCTAGGCTATAGATGCACTTTTTTTATATTAAAATTCTTGAATTTCTGTCGTGTTTGGTAAAGTTTTTTTGCTTTTAAATTTCTCTGAATACTTTGGCATTTAGAACTACAAAATTTAGCATTTTGATTAGCCATTAATTTTTCTGTTTTACAAATTTTACATATTATTTTATAAACCGCTTTATGCCTTTTGTAATTACGGTCAATCCCCGGCTGTAAGCCTTGTGTCTTATATGGCTCCTTAGGATTCTGAATAAGCTTTTGCCTGTCCCAGTGAAGTCTTTGAGTATCAGATAACTCCCAATCACTTCTATTCCTATCATTATATAATTCTCTAGCTTTTTCACTCGATATCTCTTCCTTTAAAGTTCCGTCTCCCTTATAAATTTTTACACCATGAATCATTATTTCACCTTTCTCTAAAAAGGAGCACTACACATCTTTAACAGCCTACACGTGCCCCCAGAGAAAGGCCGAGTCCGTTAAAATGTATAGTACTCCCCTATAGTAATAGTCGTCCACTTGCCTGCATTAATTCAGCCTGTGTACAAATCTGTGCTACGGGGCAATATTGACAAGCTCTAACTTCTCCTGGAACTTCTTTAATAATTCCAACGTTACCGTCTTCCGCTTTTTTGATTAGTGCTGCATCCATTGTACTGAAATTTTTAGTAGATTTTAGAGTTTTTTCAGGATTTTTATAATATTTATATTTAGTCTCTGTGGCCCATAGCTCTTCATCAGTACATTCTGGCAATTCTTCTTGAGAAGAGTGTGCAAGTGTTTGATAAAGTTCTAGTTTGTTCTTGATCCAATTTTCAGTCTCTTCTATGCTCCATAATGGGTATTCTTTAGAGAGAATTCGTTGTTGAGGATATCGTTTAGGATCATTTCTAGCTGCACTAGCTGACCAATCTGTGAATATATAATGAATAGTGACTGTATCGCCTGTAATTTTACTTGGGCTTAACCATTTATAAATACTACCTTGTTTAATATAGTCCTCTACTTTACTACCGTAAATATATGTCCATACAGAAGTAGATTTATAGTCACTTAATTGACCATCTAATACTAAATCGTATTTACCTGATACAATCATATCCATAATTTCTTTTTCAGCTCGTTGTTCTACATAAATTGCTAGATGCCCTTCTTCTAATGAGTCAGGATCTTCTGGATTGACTCTAATACTATCAACAACACCATCAGCTGCTCCCATTAATTTAAGAGCTTCTAATACATTATTACGATTAGACCAAGATTTTTCACAAGCATCGTGAATAGCAGTACCCATCCGGGCAGCTACTAGGTCACTAACATCTTTAATTGTATCTAGATGTTTGTTTTGTTGAGTTAATACTAGTTGTTTAATAGGTCTTAATAGTCCAGTAGCGCTAATGACATTATCACGCTGATCGTGATCATAGCTGTCATACATAAGAAATACAGCTAATGGTAAAGAGATATTAAGTTTATTTGTGTATTCAAATGCCATTTACATTTCCTTTCTTAATTTTTGTGCAGTTTCTAATGCTGTCCATGCATATTTTTCTAAATCTGGTCTTTCGAAAAAATCAGTGTTATCTACTAAATCTTGTAAATTTTTAATTATAATATCTAAATCATTACGTTTTTGTTTTGATTTATCAATGTCACCGTACATCATTGCCATATTTATCTCCTAACTGTTTATGTACACATTAGTAGTTGCTCTAGTAAGAGCTACATAGAATAGTCGTGCTTTAGTAACTGCATCACGACATTTATCAATATTAAGTTTATCTATAAATACAGCTGGGAAGGTTCCACCTTGAGCTTTGTGAGTTGTTCCTGCAAATGGTGGACGTAAATCAGCTAAAGAATTTTTAATCTGATAGAATTTATGCCACTCAGTTGCACGATTTGCTTTCTTAGCTGTCTCTCTATGGACAGCTAATATATTTTCAGCTACTGCTTTAGATTGAGGAGCAAATACAGTTTTTGTATCAGTTCCTGTATGCTTACAGTAGTCTCCTTTAACTCGAATAGTATAGCCTGGGATAGCATATTTTTCAGTTTCTGTATAACTAAGGACATGAATTGCTTCATTATTAGTTAATATTGTATGTTCTCCATCTAGTACTACATTATTAGAAATTAATCGTTCACCTGAGTAATAAGGTTTAATAGTATCTTCTTCTAAAAAGTAAGCTGCTTTACGAATCATACTATTATAATTAATTGCAGAATCATTTGTATAAGTACATAGTGGAATATCTACTTGTGCTCCTGTTTCATAGTCCATATACCGTTCTACAAATTTAGTTACGAACTCTGAATGTGGTAGCACATGGATGCCTTCACCTTTTATATTCAAAGTAGTTTGAATAGTAGGTTTAGGACCTCCTTTAATATGTTCTACAAACTCAGTAGCTTTAGCTAAGATAGGATTACCTAATGCTTGTCTATGTACTGTAGTTAGTGGGAATGTAGCTAATGATCCATCAAATATGCTACATGCATCTTTAGGTGGAGGGAGTTGAAAATAATCTCCAACAAATAATACTTTTAAATTTCTGTATTGAACTATATCAACAATTGCTTCTAAAAATTTATTACCAATCATTGATGATTCATCAAGAATAACAATTGATTCAAATGGTATTTCACATATACCTACACGTTTAAGAATTTCTTTACCATGTTTAGTAATACTAGGACGTAGTTTAAATAAAGCATGCCCTGTTGATACAGGATAATGAACTATATTTTCTAATACTTCAGCTGCTCTATGAGTTGTTGCACATAAAGATATAGGTGTATGGGGTTGTTTTTTACTAATAGCGTTCATAATTTGCCCGATAACAGTAGTTTTTCCGGTACCTGCTGCTCCGGTAAGCACTGCAAGTACAGCAGACTTATGGGATGTAGGATCTAAGAGTAAATCCGTTACACCATTAATAGCTGATACTTGATCTGGGGTGTAATTCATATTTCTCCAATTGGGGTTAATTTATCCCATGATTTGCCAATTTCTAATTGAGCACACATTGGGACATCAGTTGATCTAATTGCATCATCATCATTCCATTCCATTTCTTCAATAAGAACATCATTTAAAAATTTAATATGTTCAGGTGTATCTCTTACAATAAAGTAACCTGCATCATGAATCATGTTACAGGGAAGAATATCTGTTCCATATCCTGCTTCTTCAATGCGTTTATTAGTGGCATTCATAGCTCTATTGAGTAGCATGCCCCAAGATTGAGTAACAGCATTATTAGCACTACGCGCTTCTTTATCTGCTTCATAAGGAGTAATTGAATTACCCATTATACATTTAGTTATAATTGGTGTTTGCAGTTTAAGACCAAATGCACATTCAACATAACCATGCTCTTCCATAAATTTTCTATTCTGATTATTAAAATCACCAGAAACTTTATATAATTCATGAAAAGCATCATAGATTTGTTTAGCTTGGTCTTTAGGAAAGCCAGTACGCTTATGTAAGGTATGAGCTGTGCCCATATATTGTAGGGCGAAGGTTGGACCTTTAGACTTCCGTCTCAGCTCAGGATATTTAATTTGGATTGAATTAATGCTATCTACATCGTTAGGATCGATATCTGGCATTTGATCTGAGAAGTATTTGTAAGCTCTCATTGAATGCCCATCCATACCATCGGTATATACTTTAATTCTATTAGGATCGTTACTTAGTATTGCTCCAATACGTTCTTCAAGAGCAGCAAAGTCTGCTCCTGCAAATAGCCAACCATCAGGAGCTACAATACAGCTCTTGATTAGTTTGCCCATAGGCCCATGAGCGGGAAGATTGGTCAAGTTAGGTGAGTTACTTGCCAACCTTCCAGATTGAGTACCACCAAGTTTCAAATTTCCATGTAGGAAATTCTTCTCTTTTAGGAAAGCTTTAATAAATGTTCCATTAATCTTCGTAACGTCTGCTAAGTCTGTAACAAACTTAAGTAGATCTATTATTTCTACGTCTTGTGTATGGTTAGCTAAATCTTTTAATACATCTGCACTAGTAGCTGGTGCTCCTGATTTAGTTTTATCTAAAATAGGTAATTGTAAATGACCAAATAATAAAAGAGCTAACTGTTGATGACTACTTGGATTGAACTTAACATCGTAAAATTGTTCTATTGTTTTAACTAATTTTTTAAGTTTAGAATTAGCAGTTGTACATGCTGTTTCTTGTAATATTTTAGTGAAATTTTTTACGTGGTTATTTTCTTGTATTTGTTCTAGTAGAACTTTTTCTTTAGATTTTAAAATTGTGTGAACTTCGTCTACACGATTAGAATCCATTGGTAAGCCTACTAACATCATTTTTAATAATGTTACGAAACTAGGCTGAAATATTTCTTTATATGGACGAGAATCTAATTGGTCATGATATTGTTCCCAACAATAAAAAGTTGATAATGCATCTATAAGATTATATTTAAGAAGTTCTTTCTTACTATATCTACTTAAATCTTCAATATGTTCAAGAGCGTAATACCCTGCAAATTCCAGAGCTAGATTTTTTAAACCAAGTGATGTACCGGTAGTGGCATTCTTAGCTAAATAAGCCATGATCATAGTGTCATCAAAGTTCTTAAAATAATTAAGACCTTCGAGCATACCTGCTCTATCTGTAGGATGTTCCATCCATAGACTTTTGATAAGTAACTTGGCATCAAATAAGCCATTATGAAATATTAACTGGCCTTTGTACGATTCAAAGAATTTCTTTAAATAGTAATCACCATTAATAGATAAATCGATAGCTACGCCATCAAACGTGGACCATGCAAACGCAATGGATACTATTTCTGAATCTAGATCTAGTCCTCTAGTTTCTATGTCTGCTGATAAGACCGGATATTTATATAATGAATCGAGTATCTCTCTATCAGATCCGTGTTTAAAACCATATTCAGCTGATATATTTAAACCATCTCCAGTATAAACACCCATTAGTGTTTCAATACCGAGATCAATTAATCTTTTGTTCTCTGGTTGTTTAAATAAAGATTTATAATTAGGAACATATACACATTGGTATTTTTCATATCCTGTGTATTTTCCACGTAATATCTGACAATAAGCATCAGACACTTTATTTACTTTAGTAATAAATTTAAAATAACTGCTATCTGCAATAATTAATTTAGATACACTTGTCGGGATCTTATGAATTAACTTGTCGAGATAAGCTTTAGCTGTTTTAGCTATAATTTTGGTAGGGGTGTTATACAGAAGAGGTAGTACGAGTACTTCATCTGGTGAGATTCCTTCATTACGAAGTTTGTTTAGATAATAGTTTTGAATTTCTGTTGTGATACAGGCATCTTCTTTAATCAGAATTATAGTGCTCTGGGTTGACATAAACAGTCTCTCCGATTGGTGAGGGTTCATGATTAGATGTACATACCCAAATAACTGGGTAGTTTACTGGATCAAGATCAGTCTCCCCCTCTAAATCAGTAAAATAAATTAATGCTTGTGTGGGGTGTTCTTCTACATAGTCTAGAACAGGCCAGAAGCTAGTTCCTCCCCCTCCAGCAAATTCTAAATTTAAAATATTTGTAGATTGATCTACATCATGAATTTTATGAATTACTGCATCACAATCAATGATTGTCATTCTTTCTGGGGTAAATATTTGTTGAACACCTTGTATTTCACTAAGCATTTCTTGAAGTGCTTTATCTTCAATACTGCCACTAGTGTCGATTGCAAAGGTTAGGTGACCTAACCCATAACTATGTAAACTAGGTAGATATGTATCTGCGTGATATCGTCTATTACGTCTAGCCCAAGAATATTCTTCTTTAACTCTGCGATCTAGAAATTTATGCAATATAACTTGCCAGGGTAGTTTAGGATTTAATAGCTCATCTATTCGTCTTAGAATCTCATCTGGAACAAGACCCCTTTTTGCTTCACCAGACATTTCAGCTGCTTGTTTGGCTCTTACTATTATACTTATTAGTGGTGAACCAATACCTGCATCTTCTGGTGCTCCATCTTCATTTAGATCTAACATTAATGTTTCAGGATTTGGGGTATGATGGTCTTTCTTTAAATGGTCATATACTTGATCAGTAGACCATGTTTCATCGTATTGAGCATCGATTAGACCTCCAGTAGGTATCTGGAATCCTGCTTTCATTAGCATATGATTAATAACGTAATCTCCTGCTACATTCCAAAGAATAGGATCTCTATCGTTTCTACGTGATAAATGCTGGAAGGCTACATGCCAACATTCATGGGCCATAAGCCCAGCTAATTGAGCAGTTGATTGTGCTCCAATAAATTCGGGGTTATATCTAATAACTACGCCATTAACATCGGCTGTTTTGACATCAGGAGTAATTACATGTTTAAGACTAAGAGCTATAGTAGATATGAATGCTGACTTAGTCATGATCTCTATCTTAGCTTTAAGTAATTGTCCTTCTAAGTCATTAGACATTAGTTTTACCAGTCAATAGGTGGTAGATCTATTAGGTCTCCACGTATAGTTGCTATAGCGTTTTTAATAATCTTACGCCTAACAGGTCCTATTTCATGAATAGCTAATAGTTTATTATCATTCATTTGGTGTAGTTCATTAGCGGTTGTAATGCCTGCATTCTTAAGAGCATTAAATGTACCGTCATTAATACCTAACTCTTCTATTGGAACTGTTTTCATAAGTACCTCGATGTTAAGTCTTGTCTTATTGCATCGAATTCCAACGGATTGGGTCCTGTCGGATCAAAGAAATGTTTTAAGTGTTTCTTCCAATGCAAGTCTTTCAGGCTGGTCATTATTCGCAATTACTTTGGTAATTTTATTAACTCTATCTCCAGATGTTGAACATCTAAGAACGTTAAGAATTGATAAATGAACACTATGACATAATTGCTCATCAGGATTTAGATTATCAAAATCTGTATTTTGCAATCTGTGCATATCTTTTTTAGCTTTTCTATTGTAAGACGGTATAGTTCTTTTAGCTTTACTGAGTTTATCTTTATCAGACATTCGCATTAATCCAATATTAGGAATGGCTCTGAATTCGACTCCGTCTTCTTTAAATAAAATATCTCTGGCAGATTTAAGAAAAGGATACTTAATTTTGCCTGGAGAACAATTTCCCATTGCTGCTTTAGTTAAAGCATCGTAAGGAATTTCTTCACCTTCCCGGTATTTTTTTAATTCTTTTATTAAACCTGTAGTTTCGATTGCTCGACAAAAAGGTTTTCTTTTCTCATCAACTGTTGGTTCGTTATCTGGAGTTTCCATTTTATCCCTTTCATTATCTATGATGTTATCGTTTCCTGGATGACTCATATAAAATCCTTGTGTGATTACATGGGGTTGCATTAGGTTGCATGATGACCTATTACATTATGACCTATTTCAGGCCGTTTCAAGACATCTTACTATGCTGGGTCCTGCTGGGTGCTCTATATTTTAATCCTTGAGATGTGATATTTCATTGCGTTGAATTATATTATATGATACTCGATTCAATTAAATTGCATGGAATTTTATCGAACTCGACCAAAGTTAAATTTTTTAGGGGGTAATAATTGCGACAAGATGTTTCGTTATATTTTATTAAATTTCATTGCACTCGACTAAATTTCATGTAACTATGCTGCGATTGCCGATTCATTTTCTTGCCAATCAACTTTTTCAACAAGAAAACGTCCGTACATTCCATTATTACGAGGTCGCCATCTACCGATACCGATAAACTGTCCGGCTTCAATTAGATGTTCAATAAATACTTCTTTTGTAATCGTATGATCAAATATTGAGAATTCTATTACTCCTTCCCAGCTATTAATTACTGGAAAAGATTTATAAACACGATTACCATCTCCGCGTTTTCCACTTGAAGGAACAAATACTACTTCTTCAATTACATCTTTAGCGTAGATATCTAGTTCCATAGATCCCATAGGCATAATTCCTGCTTCGAAATGCTTGGTATAGGTTGTTTTACCTTTACCTGGAATTTGTCTAGACATGTACTTAGCACATTCTGCTATACAATTCTTAAATTGCATTCCTGGAATTTGAATTTTTTCAGGGTTTTCATAACTAAGATGGAGACGTTCTCTCCATGTTCGTTTTTCATAATCTCCCGGTGTTTCTCGAGGCTTCTTTTCTACTTGATATGGGCGTGATTGACTATACTTACTGTTACTTCTTAGATGACACTTTGCTGATACATACATTTTAAATCTCCTTGTTAAATTTTGAATTATTGAATCATATTTCATAAAATTTAATAATACCGAGCCTAATTTTATTATATGCTGCTAGGTTTATTAATCATTGCGATGAGATATTTGGTTCCATTGTATCTTACTGTGCTGGATTGAATTCAATCTGGTTAAATCGAACTAAACCGTACTCAGGTACTACTCTTGAGATATGTTATTGCGTTTCATTTAACCCCACTCTATTGAATTGAGCTGGGTTGAATTCCATTCTAGTTTAAGATGAGACATTCCATCTCGAACCGCCTGGATGGTTAATTACCAAATAATATGTGAGCGTTCTTACTAGTCCACTCTTTAATTATTGGATGTTTTTTTAATTTAGGATTTCTTTTATAAATATCTTTTAACGTGATTACTTGCATCTCGGTAGGTAACCGCCCGTTAGCAATCATGAGTTTTTCAATATTATCTTTAGTACTGTTGTGGGCTAGCATTGTTGTGACTGCGAATAATTCACTAGGTTCTTTAGGTACTTTCCATCCTGATTTAGGATTGGCAAGTATCTGCTCAATTGTAGGTAAATTCTGATAGATTTCAGAATAGGCAGCTAGTTCTACAGCTGCTCCTTCACCTACTGTTCCAGCTAACCTGACAGTAGTAATATGATTTATTTCTGATTTATTCTTAATAACTTTAGATGCGAATTCCCATGTACGTGGACTTGGGAAAGTAAGTTCATTAGTTTGAGGATCAAATTTATGCAGAATCTCTGGCTTAAATTTAATAAGTGAGATAATTCTATGATCAATCTCATTTGCATTAGCCCACTCGATCCATACTTTGTGATCTACTCGCATTCTATAGTGAGTTAATCGGGATGTAGTTGCTGTACTTTGAGTATTTACAATAGCTCTATCAGTAGTTAAATTACCCGCTGCGGCAATAAGACATCTAGGATGTAGTTTATGTTTATATACTTCTCGATCTAAAATAAGCTTATATGCTGCAGCTTCTGTTTGTTTATTACCTGAATTAAATTCATCTAAAAATAGGAGCCAGCCATCATACCCTTCGGGTATGCTGTCTGTCTCTATAGGGAAGTACTCAGGAATATGAAATGTCATACGTCCATCAGTTATGCCAGGATAACCTTGCATATCTACTGGCTCACACTGAGATACTCTGAAATCAATTACTTTAAGGTTAAATGTTTTAGCTATACTACGAATAATATCTGATTTACCCATCCCTGGGCTGGACGCTACCATCGGAGTAAGACCTGCTTTTAGATCTTCAATAAGAGCTTGTTCTAGTTCAACTGCGTTAACCTCAAACATCTTAATCTCCCTCTAAAAGATTATTAGTCATTGTTTCGTGAATATGATCTGGCAATGCCATATCATCTACCACCACTTTCTTAGTTTCCTTCGCAGACTTAGCGACTTTTACTGGTTCAGGTGGTAAATATTTATGGAATGAAGCAGGCCATTCTTTCCGTAATTGTAATGATCCTGTATATTTATGAGTTGTAGCAACTAAATAATCATGTGTTTCTCTACGCTTACTACGCAGCGTAATTATTTCTTCACATAATTGCTCTGTAATATCTTTTAATCGAGGATCTAATGGTTGTGGTGCTGGTTGATTTTGTGAATAACCTGTTGCTCGTTTCTGAACAGGATTAATTACAGCTATGTCATTCATGTAAGTCCAACTCTCATTAATGGTAAAATGAACTGGTGTATCTCCTTCTAATTTTTCTATCATAGGACTGAGATAGTTAATTTCAGTTACAAAATCTTTATGTTCATCAATTAATTCTTCAGGTAAAGTTTGTAAAATAGAGTTAAATGGTTCTATATAATATTCTCTATTTTGACGTACTATCTCAGTTTTTCGTTTACTATGGTTTTCTTCCTCTGGTGAATATAGATCCCTTAGGATCTTATTACGGATACTTTCTAGTTCCCAACTACCTATCTTCATGAGCAATCTCCTTTCCTTCTAACATTTGTTTCATTCTATATTTGTTGATTTGTTCTCTCACTTGGCATAGTTCAGCACTATGAAGATCGGAAGAATATTGCACAGCATGGCTTATAGAAGAGCCATTTTTAATACAATTGTCTCCTAATCTCCACCACTGACAGGCTCTCATCTCACACTTTTTAACTACAAAACGAGACATTGCACGACCTCCAGTGATAAATATGATTAAGTTATGTGAACATCTAAATCTTAAGTATGGATAAAAAAAATGGCCCCCCCTTTCGGGGAGACCAAATACCTACTTGTGCGGATTTGACAAAACACACTCATAGGTGAGGAGAAATGAAGAACAACTTCAAGATAACATATAATTACTTTGAAGAATATCCTTATCTAAATCTGTACTAGCTTTAGTGATTGTAAAAGTCGATTTACCCGTAATTTGGCGTAAGATATCAACGAATATATCACTGCTAGCTAATTCAGCCATAATCTCTCTGTATGTTTGACATACTTTCTGTAAATGATTAGGGTTAAATACAAAACAATCATGGATATGACTTAGTTGAAATTCAGAACGTCTAATCATTTCCCTAGCCACATAGCCATCAATTGAATGAATAACATTAGGGCAAAGAGACCTATAATTATTAGATTTAGTTTGACGGTACCACCTCAAAGGAATATCTCCGAATTCTTCATCTGAGTATACACCATTAATACCTTCTACTACAGGAACATATACTCTATGACCATCAGGCATAACCCATGAATGCGCATCAGCATTATTATTCCAGCATCCATTAATGGTAGCCATTACTTCTTCTGCTCCCGGTAGTAGACCTTCAATAACCTGATAGAATACTTCCAGTTCTTCTTCAGATAGCAGGCCCCTGGGAGTAGCCTTAGAATTATAGTAATGCGTCATTGTGCATTGCTTTACTATAGATCTAGGAACTGGGTTCTTTAGCTGTAAAGACATCATAGCTGCTACATCATTGTATAGATCATGACGTTGATTAGGATCTATGCAATTAACCAGCTTAGCTGTTTGCTTATCTCCTGATAGCACAGCCATGATTTGAATCCCAGAACTTGTAGCATCTACTGACATTACATATCCAGTAGGTTTACCTTCTGCAGTAGCTTTAAGAGCTCTTATAGCTTTCTTACCTAGAATAGGTTCATCCCACTCAATAGTATCTGGATTTTGAGTACTAACCCAATCAATACGTTCTTGCCATGTAAGCTTATCTTTGCCAGCATGATTAGCTATAGCAATGTAAAGATTTGGTAATTGAGTGATAACCTCTTTCTTATGAAGAGATAATAAAGCTTTACCATATTCATTAGTCTGAAGATTAAGATCATAGCCAGAAGAATAACTTCTACCCCTGGAATCATATCTCCATACAAAATAGAAATGTTGTCCTAAATACTGATCTATAACTCTTAAGAATTGTTTCTTATCCATAGCAGTATTAGTCTGCTTTTCAAATAGATAAGTATCAGCATCTATTTCCCAAGGAATACTTTGAAGCTTATTAATAACATCATAAGCTAGTGGTTCCTCGTGCTTGGTAAACTTATTACCAAGAACTAAATGCTTATTCTCCCAAAGCCATCCACCATTATAATTATCTCTCCAATCTTTAGGCTGTTTCTTCATAGGAGGTAAGAACTGTAGCTTAGCTATTTTGTCCTTAGTATTACTATCTAATGTGAAATTAGGGTATACCCTCCATTCATGATCCTTCTTTTGAAAATTATAAAGATTAACATCTCTACAATCTTTAAGAAGTACTATTCCCCATTCGAAAGCATCAGTAGGATTGCTAATTCCTGCTAGATGTCCTATCTGAGTAGCAATAGCTTGAATAGGTCGGCTGTTATGATCTATAAGAATTAAAGACATTAATTTAATATAAATCTCTTTGTCATCTACCCATTTATTATTATTTAAATGAGTAATTGTATTCATGATATTAGTTTCCATATCCTGAGGTACATCCCCTTGAATAGCTTCCAGAACTATATCATCGGTAATTCTTGTAGACCATGTAGTTTCTATAGTGTACTGATCAATACTAGTAGTCATGTCGATTCTCCTCGATTTTAGACATTAAAAAACCCTAAGGTTCTAGAAACCTCAGGGTGCGTAGTAAACGAATGCGAATAAGCGAAGCAGGGTGTTAATTGATATCTAATGAAAAATCCATATAATCTCCTGTACCATAATCTTGTACCTCCATCTGAATTGGACCTTCAGTTGGTGGATCAATTTTAATAATTGTTACTGATTTAGACTCATTGGTTTCCCAATCATGCACTTCTATTTCTTGCATAGGTTCAAGAATAATAGTATCTGGAATTGTTGATCGGGTACCTGTTTCAATTGATATATCAGTATCAGCTGATAAATCAATACCGTCCCATCCATGCGCAATCTTTGGAAATGCTATAATAAAATGAACTGTAATATATACAGTAATAATAAGTAAAATTGACCATCCAGCGATAGTAAAGCTTCGTTCTAGTTCTTTTAAACCATCATCATCTTTCATGTTCGATCTCCTTAGGTAAAGAAATATTATTAAGTTTTAAAACTTCTTTAAGAACTGTAACTTGTGCTCTTAAACTGGGAATAACCACATTTTTCATATCGTAACGATCATTTTCTATCTGTTGATACTCAACATATGGAATATAGATCTCACCTTGAATTGTTAATGCGTTCTTTGACATATTTAGTCTCCTGAGCTGGAAGTTGTTTAAATTTTAAACAAAAAAATGATCTAGCTACCGGCATTTTAATGGTCAATGCTTTAACAATTGCACTACTACAAGTAGCTTGAGTAGAGTAGACCTTTAATATTTCTGAATGAGTAATACCGCTAGGATCAGGTGTAGTTCCAAAGAGAATCATAACTAAAGCCCAAGCTTGCATTATCTTTCTCCTTAGTTAAGTTTTCTTTTAGAACGCTGAAAAAGACGATACTCTTCATCTTCTTCAGCTAATTTATCGTAATGTTCATCTTCAGCTTTATCTAACGCTCCTTTAAGATCTAAGCCAGATGCTTTTTGAAGAGCTTCTGCAAATTCATCAAAAGATATATCTGTATAACGTTGACCATCGTCTCTATCTCTTGGTATATTTTCTACATCACCATGTTTATTCATAGTTATAGTAGCTACATAATTTAGAAAATCTTCTAAAAAAGTATTACTATAAGTTGTTGTATAATTGGGAGCTTTACATTTAATCAAACAGTATAGCTCTAGACATTGAGTAACGAGACTATCTAATTCTTCTTGAGGATCTTTAAGCATAATTAATCTCCTTAATGTTGTTACTATCTTACCATAGTAATTTTAGGTACCTAGAGTCCGCGCCAGCTAAGATCCTAGGTACCCAGGTAACATTGATAGGTAATAATCCTATACCCCGCCACCTATAATCCTTGAGCTTTCAATATTTTATTATATTTCTCAAAAGCATCATGTAGTATTCTGCCTGTCTTCTTGTGAACATAAATCCAACCGTTAACTACAGCTTTAGACCTCTGTCTATTATATCTTTTGTATAACATTTCATAGGTTAACCAATCTCTCTTACGCATCATCATAGTTGCACACTTCATAATCTCACCTCATTTGAACCATCTAGTTAGAAAAGCCCAAATCATCAATATTACTATTGATGGAAAGGCTATTATCATTGCTAAAGTAATATTTATAGGGTTAATTTCTTTCATGATGTTTATTTCCTTTAAAATCTTTGATTGCTCTAGGGGTCTTACATGCCCCTAGAGCAACCAGATTAGACACTACTCGTCATTTGCAAGCTCAGAATCTGACATTGCACGAGTAACACTATGTTTAGCTAATCCTACGATCATAGGCACCATGTCCATAGAAAGCTTAATGTTGGAATCCCAATGATTGATAATTCCAAATTGTTTTCTAGGACCGTTCTTATAATTCTTATAAACTATAAGACCGCGACCTTTACTACCGGCACGTGGTTCCTGATATTCTAAAACGTAGGGTCTTTTAGCCAGTTTAGAATTATCGTTAATAAAAGCGGTCTGTACTTTTCCAGCTGTAAGCTTGTCGCCTAATTTAATACTCTTAGGCTTAAAGTAATGACCTGAATTTTCACCAAGATCAAACAGAACCACTTCAGCTTGACCTTCATCAAAGCTAAACTTGCTATTTGTAGTTTCTGCACCATTATTTACTACTGTTTCTACTGTCATTTTAACCTCCAAAG